AATCCAGATGCGGCGCAGGGTGGCATTGTTGATATTGCTCCTGACGTGGCACAGAACTTCCCGCAAGACAGGACTGATGGCCGTGACACGAATTACTCATTCAGAGACTTGTTTGGCAACACAGATCAGGCCAGTTCAGCACCAGCAGGCAACAGTTTTAGTGGACAGTGGCGGGTCATGCTGGACGGCGAAGAAGTATGGCGTTTCCGTGGCCCAGCAAATGGCGGCCAAGCCGATGCCAATCGCATTGCTCAATTGTGGTTGCGGGATCAACGCAGTCAAGGATTGTTGTCCCCTGCGCCAGGTGCTGAAATTGAAGTGGTGCCGGTCATGATGGAAAGTGTTCAACAACATGTCAAGCCAGGCATGGCGGAAGGCTTGGATCCAGATAAAAAATACACAATTAAAAAATCTTACACCATGTCCAAGGCTGGTGTTGAAAAATCTGTATGGTACATCATGGACGGTGACTTTGTAGTGGACGCCACTGACCTAAGGCGCGATGCCAAATACTACGCTGACAAGTGGAATGCTGCCGAGAAGGACAGCAAAGGTGTGACGGAAGGCGTAACCGAAGCATTTGATCAACCCAGAGGTATTGACTGGGAACAAAGTGAAGAAAGTGAAGCAGTTGATGCCATTGCCCGATTGTCAGACGGTACTGCACTCACTGTGATGTTTGAGCCCGAGGCCTGGACAAATGATACACCCACAGACTGGTCAGTCAGTTTCTGGAGAAGCAACAGTCAAGAGGTCACAGGTGCAGGCAATGCACAAGAAGTGTTTGCCACAGTATTGTCGGCTATTCGACAATTTGTTCACGCACACAACCCTGAATCAATTGAATTCTCAGCCAGCAAAGAGCCCGAAGTGGACATGGCGCCATACGGTACCAATGTAAATCCTGAAAGTCGTGCCAAACTGTATGATAGAATGGTCAATCGTTATGCCAGTGTCATGGGTTACCAGGTTCAGCAACAACAAGGCAGTGGCAAGGTCACATACACATTGAGACGAGTTAAGCAAGGTGTGACGGAAGGCGTCTATCGCGGCGACTGGGTACGACATCCAGACAATCCATGGCAGATAGGTCAAATACAAAGTATTGACAATGGTCAAGCCTTGGTCACATGGAAAAAGACCGACAAAAGAAAGAAAGCAATGTCATCAACTCATGCAGTTGATGCCCTACAGCATGCCAGGCGTGAGTTCTCTCAATTGACACAACCCACACATACACCGGGCATGGCGGAAGACAAAAGCAATGATACTGCTATAAGTTTATCCAAGTTGGGTAAATTTCATCCCGGTGCAGATACACTGGCACAGTTTGTTCCAGAACGAGCAACTGCACAATATGCCTTGCACCCAGACAAATGGGAATCAACCTTCTACAGTTTGACCAACAAAGATTCTGACAAATTAAAATACTATGGTCCAAAAAAGATTTCAATTCCACCAGGAACTCTAGTAGGCGATATGGCCATTGCCAACAAGTTTTACAGAGCAAAGACACCTGAAGAACAAGAACAATATGCTGAGGCATACAAAGCATCATTACAGCCATATCCAGTAGATGTTAGTGAATATCGCATGCCTGAGTTGTTGATTCCCAAGCCGGGTGTGGCGGAAGACAATGACTTGACCGAAATCGCGCCCATAATGGCAACCTGGACTGGAGCCTAACATGAGAGCACAAGAATTTATTACTGAACGCAAAAAACGCAGTAAGAAAACCCGCGGCTATGGGGGATACTTTTTTCCTGGATATGGTTTCTATGGCGGCGATGCCGGTGAAGGCGGCGGTGATGGTGGCGGTGGCGGAGAGTCAAAGCAAAGTATGTTGGAAGCCATGGCGGCTGACCAAGTGCTTGACTATGTCAAACGTGCTCATGCTCCAGAAGCATTTGACATTGAATACAGCATAACTGATCATCCCGAGTGGGAATTGAAGAACATTCCCTTGTCACAACTGAACTTAGACCCTGATGGCGAAGAACCGGATCCTTACAATCGTGTGAACTGGGTGGACAATGACAAAGTTCAAGAATTGATACCACGTATTGCATCAGTGTTAAAGTCTAGTCCCATTGTGGTTGATCCTGCGGGTTGGATCATTGATGGCAACCATCGTGCCATGGCCGCGTCTGAAGCAGGTCTAACCAGTGTACCTGCTCTTGTGCCTGTCAAGCAAGACATGACAGAAGGCACAGAACAAAAACCAGTGGTCATTTACACAAATAATAAAGGTGCCACAATAGATGATGGCATAAAGAAAAGTTTAAGAACAACACAAGAACCGTTTAATAAATTACAGATGTGGGAAAAGCACAAATCAATGAAAGACCCTAAAATTGCTGACTGGGTCACAAATAAACTTTTACCAGAACTAAAACAAAATGGTGTATTAAAGCCTTTGCTTGTGTGGAATAATAATGGACAACTTTTTGTAATAGATGGGAATCATAGATTCTTAGCATATCAAGAGGCTGGATACCGTGGCCGTGTGCCTGTACAAATAGTTCCTGACAATATGATAACCATTTCTGATACAGTGCCAGGTCAGCAAGGTGTAGCGGAAGGCTTGGATGATAATAGAGTTAGTTTTAAGGTACAAAAAGGTAAAAACAAATTTGCAACTACTTTAAGTATGGGTAACAACCCAGTTGGAGTATACCAATATAATGCTACTACAGGTCGTAGCATAGCCGAGGTTTATCCAGAATTCAAAGGCAAAGGATTAGGTAAATTATTAGTTTTACATGCTATCTATACCGCAACACAATTGGGATTAGATTTCCAAGAAGATGAATCAAGAACCTCAGAGTATGATAATGTATTAGATAGTTTGAGTAGTAACGGTTATATTGTAGATGACGATGGATATTGGTATGTAACCGGTGAAGGTGAACAATACCTAAAACAATCATTAAAACAAGATGTGGCAGAAAACTTTGCAGATGGCCGAGTCAAAGGCAAAAGTCGCCCTGGGCGTGTGAAACGTTCAGGTGCCAGTTGCGACGGAAGTGTAACTGATCTACGTGCTCGGGCCAATAAGGCATCAGGCGAACGTGCCAAAATGTACCACTGGTGTGCCAACATGAAATCAGGAAAGAAAAAATGAGAAACTACATAAACTTACTGGAAGCTATTTCGAAAGGTTGTCCCACAGCAACACACGACATAGACCTCAATCTAAAGAATCGGCAAAAGGCCATAGATGACTATCACTACGGTCCTGCCAATCCTGAACGTGCTGAAGATTACTGGAGCACGAGTGCAAAGATATTCCGGGTCAGCGTGGCCACTGCTCGTACCATGCAGTGTGGCAACTGTGCGGCATTTGATGTGAGTGACAGCATGCGAGAATGCATGAGCAATGGTATCCAAGGAGACGAGACTGGCGTAGATGCCAATGCCAGTATTAACTTGGCCGATCTTGGCTATTGTAATTTCCTGCACTTCAAATGTGCAGGCTCACGGTCATGCAAGGCCTGGGTCACTGGCGGGCCAATTACCGAAAAAGACAAAAACAAATCTGCTGACTAAATTTATGATACCATACGGAAACAAGCCACAGGGCTCACAATACAATCTACAGGAAGCAGTCATACCTGGATTTCATGTTTACCAAGCCCGAGTCAAAGTCAAAAACGAGTTATACACCAACTCAATGGACGTGGCCATCTTTGCCAAAAATCCACAAATGGCTCGTCAACTGTTGATGACACAGTACGGCAAAGACTCAGTAATTACCAACGTGGTACAAATCGCCTGATATATAAGTGCATGATAGATATCTGCACAGTGGTATTTCGTGATGAACTTGATATACTAAAAGTACAAGCACGTAGCATAGAACGATACGGATATGATGTTGGTGTCATACGTGTTATATTAAATGACGACTCCGTTGTGGATCCTTCTTGGTGGGGCAAATTAGCCGATCAAGTTGAAATCATACCCAGAAGTCAGTTTGGATCCACATGGTGTGACAACGGTTGGGTCAGCCAACAGGTATTGAAGATTTTGGGCAGTGCTCAAGGATCTAATACCTGGACCATGGTGCTGGATGCAAAAACTTTGCTGACAAAACAAATTGATATTTTTGATTCCCAAGGCCGTCCGCAAGTGGGTGAGTTAGGTATCTATCCGGTGTTTGAACCCAGTCGACAAATTATAAATCAACTGTTCGATATTGACATGCAACAGCAACTTGGGCCCGGTGGTGTGCCATTTGTTATAAACAATGCTCAAGCCCGTGCTTTGATTCAAGATGTGCAACGCATGACCAATGAAGATTTTGCTGAGTGGTTTCAAGCACAAGGAATGCTTACCGAGTTTATGTTATATTCAGGCTATCTACAATACAAAAATCTAACACACAGTTTGTATGATACTGACATCTCCGTAATTTTCTCTTGCAACGTGTGTCACAGTGAAGTGGCAGCATGGGATAGAAAACACAGTCACATGAGAAATGCCACAGCGGTAGGGGTGCATAGAAAAGCCTGGAGTCAACTGACCGACCAACAACAGCAACAGTATTGGGATTTTTTAAAGTCAAAGGATTTACTATGAAAGCGTTATGTCTTGTGGCACACCCCGACGACTGTGTGATATTTGGATATAGTTATATACACAACCATCCGGAAATGGACTGGACCATTTGTTATCTAACTTATTGTGAGTGGGATCCACGTGGCCGTGAACTTCAAGATTTTTGGCGCAAGCGAGGTATTGCTTGTGTATTCTTGGGCTACACAGATGACTATCGAGATATTGAAAATAAACAAATTAGTTTCAACCAAGAACAAGCATGTAGAGAAATTGGCAACATAATCACGCCTTATGATCTAGTGCTAACACACAATCAAAATGGCGAATATGGTCATTTGCATCATGTGTTTGTGCATGATTGTGCTTGTGACCATCCCAACTTGGTTACGTTTGCGGATACAAATAGTGGCACCGTAACTTATACCATACCCCCGGGCACGTATGATCTCGGAGAGTTGCCGCAACACAGAGACGTGATAAAAACTTTCTTTCCTGATGGCATGCACAGGAATAATTACACAGAGGTGAACAAATGAAATTAATGGTAGCAGGCTGTAGTTTTAGCGCAGTATCACAAACTCTTCCAGGAACCAGTTGGAGTGAGTGTTTAGCACAAAAACTTGGTGGGTGGGAATTGGTTAATCTTGCTAGACAAGGTTGTTCGAACGGTGGTATTCGAATTCAAATGGACGAGATACGTAGACAACGTCCAGACTTTGCTGTGATAGGTCCCACCTTCTGGGATCGAATGGAAATTCCCGCCGACTCTGTTCCCTACGATTGGAGTCAAGCACCCAGTTCAGGAGAGAACCCTCCACTAGAACGACATTTACAAAATAGAAAATTAGGCAATGGCTATTGCAGAGACGATGGCATACGCAATGTGAACTACGGTCAAGAACAGTCAAACATGATCTGCGAAACTATCTTTACTCTAGCAGAAAATTTTGAGCATCCTTATCGCATGGGCAAGATTACTCGACAAGCACAGACAGGTGTGCGGTACTGGATTGATTCGATTTACGACAATGCATGGAAAAAACAATGTGATGAATGGATCATACGTGAAGGTATAATAACCATGTTCCTGGACGATATCAAGTTCTTGGTGTTACCCAACTTGTTGTGGCCTTTTGATCCCAACGATCAAACACAATGGCGTCAAGCATTTCCTGCCTTGATTCCTGATCACTATATCAATCTAGACTCTGCTCAATCACCGCAGGCCATCTGTGGAAACAATCCTTTTCGAGGCGATGATCCAGGATATCATTCAAGTCCTACCGGACAAGAAATTATTGCTGAAAACTTCTATCAGCACTGGCTTGCTCATTTCAACTGAGATTCGATCATGACCCGCATGGCATCAAACTTTTCTTGCCGTAATTCAAACAATCGATTGTGATTGTGATCTAGGATCGGGCGAATTTTTTGCAATACGTGTTGCGGATTTTGTTTGCTCAATGCTTTTACTTGTTCAAATGCCTGCGACCAGCGTTGAACTCTATAGGGAATTGAATCATAACTTTCATCTAGCACACTGCCAAAAGTTTCAAATCCCAGTGTGCGCAGATTGGCCAACCACCCGCTCACACCAAAATGCACAAACAGTCTGCGAGCCAGCACACACTTGCCTATTTTTTCTGCTGCCAAAAAACAATTGCCGTCGCCCAGCGTTTCGATAATGATGCTGTAATAACAGCGGTTCCAGATTTCCCAAGGCACATCTGATGATATGGTGTTGTCAAGTTTGCCCCCGCGTACTTCCCATGCAGAATCCAAGTTTGGACTCACATAAGGATATTGTAATTCGACGCCGGGAAATTTTTGTTGTACATCTACACAAACTTTATGATCCATAGATCCCATAAAAATATTTCTATAGTTCACAATACTCTTATTCAGCAGCCCAGATTGCTGAAAACTCAACATTGTAAAATCTCTATGATCTCGCCTTGCTCCCAGTAGGCATTCCCACAGAAACGGTCTCTCCATCGGAAATTCGTCACGTGGTGGATTCCATTGTAAAAATGTAAACATCCAGGCTGGCCTATAAATGACTCTGGAATCCAGTGTTTCATCCGAGTACAATCCTCCCACAGTCAGCAACCAATTTTTTGCACCAGTGGTTTCTATCCAGTTGATCAAATCTGTTTGCCTACGAAATTCAATATCAGTAAACAACACCAAATCAAACTGTGTCAAGTCCAATCCGTCAAATTCAGGTTTGTAGGCAAAGTCTTTTGGGTTGTCATAGTAAACAGGAAGAACTGCAATGCTTGTGGGTTGTGTCAATGCTGTGTCTAGATCGACCACCTGGGGATAATCAAACCCCCAGTTGATTGCTTGGTATCCAGGTGAATAAATCTTAAGTTCTTCCAACATAGATTAAGTTAGTCGCTGGTTCTGCTAAGCCAAGATTGGTCGTTGCGGTTAAGAGGCACAAATTCTTCTGTGCAAGGTGTTGCTAGTCTTTCTCGAATCTTGTTCATGTAATAATCAAAGTTGACAATTTCTTTCTTATCCCAGTCAAATTGCAAACTTCTGCTTAGATCCGGTACCGCATCACATACCGCAGTATGGTAATTGGTGTTAAAGTTACCTATCTTTTCCATATCATCATAATGATATCTGCGTTGAAATTCCATTGTGATGTCTTGACGACTCATGGCCCAGTTGCCGATAAATTCATATTCACTGAACCAGCGTATGAGTTCTCCGTTGCCCCAAGGTGGTACCGTGGGCTCAGGTGGGCATGAGTCAATCATGGCATCTAACCATTTTTTCTTGTGTTTGTCTTCAAGAAATTTCACCAGGTCGTTGAAGTCTTTTTTCAGTACAGGCACAAATTCTGAAATAAAACAATGCGGAGTCATGCGTTCAAATCCCAGAGCATTTTTAATACTCTCATAGTAACCCCAACTGTGACGTTCATTTTCTAATACCATGAAGTTTAACTTGCCGTCCTTGAAAGGTTCATAATCCTTGATCAACAAACAATCGCAGTCGTGCATGATCATGAGATCGTAATCAAGATAATCTAAGAATGCAAACTTGATGGCCTGTTGACGCAACCAGTATGTTCTGTAGTCCCCGTCAAACACCCAGTTGTTGACTTCTGGATACAGTCTGTAGATTTCGGAATCTGGGGCATAGTCAAATTTTGTAGTGTCAATGCCGTATTTTTCAAATATGGGCCAAAGTTCTTCTTGTGGCACAGGGCTGGCAATGCAGGTTCTATCCACGCCAATGAGATGTCGGGTAAATTCTGGTTGCAGGCTCATGATAGCATGCGGCACACGATATCTTGCTAGATATAAAATTTTTGCGCTGGTCATATTTTCCTTTTTTAGTATATTTTTAATTGATCGAACAACTGTTGACACATTGATACAGTCTGCCATCAGCAATACTGTTGCGGGCCCAGGTTTGTTCTACAGAGTCAAACCAGTCTAAACAATGTGCCAAATCATATTCAAGTGCGTTGTTTTCTCTAACCAATTGTTTTGTTTGTGAATTACCTGGATGATGCATGGTCTCGGGATAGAATCCCAGATAACAACAAGGATACACACTGCCATCTGCGGCTATGTAGATTTCTTGTTTGATCTTGTGTTGGCACCGCAATTTTAAATCAGCAACATCTTTGTGAGACTGCACAGTACGTTGATCAAACCATGTGATATGGCTCTGTACTAAATCTTTGATCTGCGGTATATGGTCAGCAGGTCCGGAGTCTGTGCCAATCCTATGACTGTATTCTCCTGTTCTTGAGAATACCGGTCCTGAATCCCGTCCATCGTAAATGTTTTCAAACTCAGCAAATCCCATGTCTTTTGCCAGTTGCCGGCATTGTGCTTCTTGATGCCGGTTATGATCAAACGGAACAAAACGCCATTTGGCACGGCCGCCGGCGGCAATAAATGCCTGTGCATGGGCAATGATTCTATTCCAGTCAGTGTCTTGCCTGTACAACGCATGAGTATCTGCCAGTCCGTCTAGTGCAAACCCTATTGTGACTCCGGGCCTGGCCAACCTCCGCCACCAATCATTGTTGCGTAAACTGCCATTGGTGTTGATGTTTATTATAATATTGTGGGCCACAAGATACTCAACTATCTCTAGTGCGTCTTGTGCTGATGCAAAATCTCCTAAATTGCCATTGAAATTGGCATGGGTCAACTGATGGATCACTGGACCGACAATGTGTTGAAACTGAGTCAGGGTCAATTCAGTGTCAGGATACCCTGAGTTATAATCCATTCCCCTGTAGTTTCGCATACACATGGGACAACGTGCATTGCACCGTGTGGTTAATTCCACATGTACACAGCGTATTTCTGACAGTTTAAGCATACAAATATTTATAGTAGTCTATTTTGATAAATATTAAATGCGAACTGAATTTGTATTAGCCCAGACTGATGTCAACTGCAACTGGTCTGACAACCCCCCACGATATAGATGCTATGTCAACGACGAATTGTTTGCTGAACGCACATGGATCTGGACTGAAAACTATCTAGAAGAACAACTACAGATACTAGCCGAGCCCGGTCAATATCAAATACGCTATGAGTTGGTTGATGCTGAAAATGCCAAACTAACAGTAAACAACTATAGAATCACACTGGGTCCTGCTAGTGTGGATTCAACCGGCTGTATAACTATCCAGGAATCCTGTCATGAAAATGCATGAAATAATGGAAACCGCGTCTGCAGGCGCCAGTTGCGCAGGCGGAATGGCTCCTAGTGCCGCTCCCTTGGGCATGATTGCAAGAAATGGCGGAAGCATGCTGACAGGTAAATATGTAACGAGTTCGGATCCCACACCAAACACGCCCAAGGAATACAAAAGGAATAAAAATGCTCGCGGACAGTTTAAAAATTCTATTAGCAACTGAGTATGCTTTCAGTCTCAAGGCCCAGTTGTTTCATTGGAATGTGGAAGGCCCTGACTTTGCACAACTGCACGAGTTTTTTGGTAACCTATACGAAGAAGTCTATAACAACAGTATAGACAAAACAGCAGAATACATTAGAGCACTAGGTGATTATGCACCTGGCAGTTACGAACGCTTTAGTGAACTTACCATCATCAAAGGACAAACAAAGATCCCACGTGCCCGTCTCATGATCGAAGAATTGTTGGCCAACAACAGCCAACTGTTGGATCTACTGAACGAAACATTTGCCACGGCCGAACAAGAAAATCAGCAAGGCATTGCAAATTTTATAGCAGAACGCATTGATGCTCAACAAAAGCATGGCTGGATGCTGAGAAGTTTCTTGAAAGACGATCGAGCATGACAGACCCAATCTATGGTATAATCCAACGCCTGGCCTTGATTGAGGGTAAAACTACCCCAGTCTCAGTCCGGCACGGCTTGAACAAACAACAGCAAGGTGTGCCGCAATTGCCGGCCTTGTTCAAACCAAACAATATCTCAACCACACTCACAAAGAAGCCCTATCAGAAACATCCTATGGATGGTTACATGGTTGGTGACTCAGTAGAACCTCGCAAGCCCAGTCTTGAAGAAGCCATGCAAGAAGTTGAAGAAGACATGGTCAGTCGTGTGAAGGGACAGTTTCGTGATTACCTTGAAAAATTAGAAAAAGAAAACAAACTTGATACTCATCTAGTAAACAAAGCCAAACATGATCTTGACATAGGTGATGATAAGGAAGTGGACGAGCAAGACGAAGAAGATGCCGCTGACAGTGAAGAAGAATTTAATAACTATGATGACGAAGAAGTTGATGAAAATGCCACCTGGGATCAGGATGTACAACCCATTGGCGATCCTGCTGACACAGAAGTAGCACACGGCGTTGAAGATCATATAGCGGCCTCAGTGGCAGCACCGGCTGCTCCAATGTCAGCGGTGAGTGAATCACCAGCAAGAACATACACCCTAGAAGACGGCACATGCCTAGAGTGCTGGGGTGATGATAACAACGGTTATGAAGTACGCAACGGTGAGCGTAAGTTGCCCACAAGATTTCCCCGCATTGACCATGCTGACATGGCAGTGAAACTGTTTCAAAAGCGCAGACAGAAACAGGACTTGTCTCAAGATTACATAGAAGAACGATAATATGATAATAGACCAATTATTCACACCCAAGCCCCTCAAAGAAGGTGGCCCTTACGACTTGCCAGGCAAGGACTATGACCGTCCAGGTGACTCACCACGCAAACGACCCAGCGGTGAACACAATCCTTATCCTTATAGTCCAGAAGAGGATGACGATCACTTCCGTGAAATCTTCCGTAAGAAGCGTGAAGCGGCTGCAAAAGCCTCAGGGCATAAGAGCCTAAGTGAAGCACTAGAATTATACTTTGGAAAAAACTCGAAGCCTATATCAGAAGGCAATCGCAATAACCAACTTAGGTTAATGGAAGAAACAACCTTTAGAAATGGTTATGCATTTGCCCGTTTATTGGTTGAAAAAAATCTAACCAAAGATCAAGTTCTACAACTATTCAAAGATGTAGAACAAGGTGCCACTGCCGCAGGCGGCAACCGCACAGGTCTAGGCAAAGCCAAAGATGCCACAACTCAAGCAATTGGCAGTGTACAAAACATGTTGGCCGGTGCAAGAAAATGGGTCAAAGAACGTCCCACATATCAGGCGGTTGACGCAGAATACAACAGAGCCATGACAGCACTGGGCAAAGTGGGTGGCGATTCAGGTGAAGCAAATGCCATTACCCGAGCCATTTACAAATATCGTGATGCGGCTAAAAAATATCCAAGAGCCACTGGACTTGCCAAATGGGCAATAATCTCCGCCGCAGGCTTCTTAACTGGCGGCCTAGGCGGAGCAGGCGTGGCCGCTGGCCTGGCTGCAATAGACTCTGCACTCAAAGATAAAGAAATTGTTGATATTGTAGGCGATGCCGCGACAGCTGCCTTGGTCAGTGGTGGAATACAAGGTGCTGGCCAATTGGCCAACATGGCGTCAGACGCATATTACGGAATGCCAAGTGCCAGTGAGATTGCTGCCAACAATGCAGCCTTGGGCGATTGGAACGATACAGATCTCCCCGGTGGTCCGGCCAACAACATCAACGGATTGGATCTGCCGCCGGACCAAGTTAGCGGTCTTACAGCCGATGGTGACCCTAATATTGTGGGACCTGGTGTCGAAGCACTAAGTCCAGAAGAAGCTGCAAAAGCGGCCGCTCAGGCCAAAGCATATGGATTTGATGGTGATGTCACATTGGATCAACTCAACCAGGCCATCATGCAAACAGCCGAGCCAGGTACTGTGCCAGCTGATTACAGTCAACTGGCTGCAGGCGCAGACACAGGCGGTAGCACATATACTGTGACTGCTGATGACGTCAAAGGACTTGGAAAAATTGCACAGGATAATGGACTCACTGCAAAACAATTATGGAATGCCAATCCTCAGATCACAGATCCAGACAAAATTTTTGTTGGTCAAGAAATTAACATGCCTGCAGCCAGCGGTGAACCAGTGAAGAATGTGTGGCAAGATTGGGACGGCCCCACTAAACCCACTGCACCAGCAGTTGAACCAGGTCCTGGTGACACTGTGCCAACATTGACAACTCCAGATGGTGCACCAATTGATTACAGCCTAACAGGTCCGATGAGCACCGACAGTCAGGGGCAAAAACTAGAATTCGGTATTCCTGTCACTGATACTGGAAATTTTGTGCCGCCGAATCCTAATTTACCTGCCGACGAACTTGCCAAACAAACAGCCGCATATAATAGTTGGAAAGCAGACTTCATGAAGCGTAATCCCAATATCTATATAGATGCCGACGGCAACCAACTGCAAATCATGGCCAAGCCAACGTTGCCTGCAGTTCAAGAATCCATCAAGTTCAAAATTATTCCGGCTGAACAATTGATTGACCAGAAACTAACAGTATTAAACTGGGCATTGAATGAAAGTGTTAATCGCAAGGGTCACCAAAGCGTACATTTAACAACCAAGGGTGTGCGTACTGTATTTGAAAACATTGGTCGTTGTCGCCGTGCATACTTGAAAGAATATATTGGCGCACCCACTACCGACTACGGTCATCCCACAGCAGCCGGCGCACCAGCCAGTGCCACTGCCGGGCAAGGCAAACCACAAGGTTGGTTTGGAAAAACTTTAGATACCATTGGCAGAGGTGTTGACAAAGTTGGCGGCTATGTCAGCAATGTTGGACATAATGTTATTACCAAAGTCACAGCTGACAAACTCAACAACATGTGGAATCGTGCCGGTGAGCCATACGACAGTGACCGATTGTATCAGTTGTTGACCACCGAATGGGGTGTTCCAAAACAAGTTGTTGATAGTGTATTCAGTAAGATGAGTATTCCTTACACAGCACCTGCCGCGGTACCTGCCGCACAAACAGCCACTCCTGCTAAAACAGGCGGCGCACAAAAGTCTATGCCGTTCTACGGTACCAATCCTGCTACAGGTCAAGCCCGGACTTATGATGAGTTGTTGGCCAAGTCACAGGCTGGCACCGCGCCAGGCGCGGCGACTGGCACCGCAACTAATCCCGACGTGGCAGCGGCGTATAATGCATCTCTCAAGGCAGGCAAACCTGCATCAATTCCAAAACCAGCAGCCGGACCAAAGACCATGGGCGCACGTCGTACCAATGTGAAGAAACCAACAGTACCAATCGCACCAACTGCTACTAATATTAATAATGTCACTAGCACATACGGACCAGGATTTAAAAATTCTAACCAACCAGAGCCACAAGGTACAGTATTAGATTTAGATAAGTTCAAGAAAGATCGAGCCGCCAAACAAGATTTTGCTAAGTCGGGATATATGGCACCTGCGTCAGAATCTCGTATTGCCGCCGCACTGAAACGACCAGTAGCCGAAATGTTACAAATGGTCGAGACCAAAGAAGACGTATACCGTATCAAACAGTTTGTTGATCAAACGTTTACCCGATACGGTGCTGTGAATGAATCAGCATTTGCTTTGCGTAACCGGATACTTGAACACGTGACACAAGCGGGTGCTCAACGTCGTAGAGAATATAGCCAGCGAGTGGCCCACTAACTCAGCCTTAGGACCGAGTGGGCGGCTTCTGCCTGGGCCAATAGATTCGCTACCTGGCGGCCCAAAACGAGCATATACACATTGACATCTCCTAAATATCTGTTATAATAGTATTTTAGGAGATTTCTATGTCAGCAAAAACATTCAACGGCGATCAAAAGATCAAACTCACCCAAATCATCAATGAAGGCATGCAGGTTATGCATGAAATTGATACGCTACAAGGTGGCTTGACTGACACTATCAAAGCAGTGGCAGAAGAACTGGAAGTCAAACCTGCTATCCTGAAAAAGGCTATCAAATTGGCACACAAGGCCAGTTTTGGTCAAGAAAAACAAGATCATGAAACTCTTGAAACTATTTTAGAAACCGTTGGTAAAACCCTATAAATATCTGTTCAGCAGACGAGTCGCTCACGTTACGAGCATGTATCACGGCTAACCGGCCACAAACGGAGAACAATGAGTTATATTGATGCACTATTTGATCGTGAGCACGATCGTATTCATACTGTAGAACGCCGCAATGGCGCAAGAGTCTACCGGGAATATCCAGCAAATTACATTTTCTATTATGATGATGCCCGAGGTAAATTCCAAAGCATATACGGCACACCCGTATCAAGATTTAGTACAAGAAACAACAAAGAGTTCCGCAAGGAAGTCCGCGCTCACAGCCATAAGCCGATTTATGAAAGCGACATCAATCCAATCTTTAGATGCCTTGAAGAAAACTACAAAGACCAAGATGCGCCTGAACTTCACACAGCGTTTTTTGACATTGAGGTGGCCTTTGATAAAGACCGCGGCTTCTCACCTGTATCAGACCCTTTTAATCCCATTACTGCGATTTCAGTCTACCTAGACTGGCTGGATCAATTGGTCACACTTGCTGTGCCTCCCAAACATCTCAGTTGGGACACTGCCCACGAACTGGTCCGAGACTTTGAGAACACCATCTTGTTTGCTGACGAAGCAGACATGATCAAAACATTTCTTGACTTGATTGATGATGCAGATGTGCTGAGTGGTTGGAACTCAGAAGGCTATGACATTCCCTATACCGTGAACCGCTGTATTCGTGTGTTGAGCAAGGATGACACACGCAAATTCTGTTTGTGGGGGCAACTGCCCAAGAAGCGTATGTTTGAACGCTTTGGTGCTGAAAACGAAACCTATGACTTGATTGGGCGTGTGCATATGGACTATATGCAACTGTATCGCAAGTACACATACGAAGAACGTCACAGTTATAGCCTGGATGCCATTTGTGAGTATGAACTGGGTGAGCGCAAGACACAGTTTGAAGGAACCCTGGATAGTTTATACAACCAACACTTCCGGACATTTATTGAGTACAACCGCCAAGATACATTGTTGATTGGTAAACTAGACAAGAAACTGCGCTTCTTGGATCTTGCCAATGAACTGGCACATGCCAATACTGTACTATTGCAGACCACCATGGGCGCTGTGGCTGTGACTGAGCAGGCCATCATCAACGAAGCACATGAACGTGGCATGGTTGTGCCCAATCGCAAGCAACGCCTTACAGATGAAGACACACAGGCCGCAGGTGCGTATGTTGCGTATCCCAAGAAAGGTGTGCATGAGTGGATCGGATCAGTTGACATCAACTCACTTTATCCATCGGCAATTCGTGCCATGAACATGGGTCCAGAGACTGTGGTTGGTCAACTGCGTCAGACCATGACTGATAGACTGATCAAAGCCAACATGGCCAAGGGACAGAGTTTTGCGGCGGCCTGGGAAGGTATCTTTGCCAGTTTAGAATACACAGCCGTGATGAATCAAGAGCGTGGCACTGAGATCACAATTGACTGGGAGTCGGGTGAAGAGTCTGTACACTCGGCCGCTGAGATCTGGACCATTATCTTTGATTCAAATCAACCTTGGATCCTCACTGCCAATGGCACTATTCTTACATTTGAGAAGAAGGGTATTATCCCTGGTTTACTGGAGCGTTGGTACCGTGAACGACAAGAACTACAGGCTCGGAAGAAAGAAACAAAAGATGCCAAAGAAATTGCATTCTGGGACAAACGACAACTGGTTAAAAAGATTAACCTCAACAGTCTCTACGGGGCTATTCTTAACCCGGGTTGTAGGTTCTTTGACAAACGTATTGGACAGTCAACAACACTTACTGGTCGTTCAATTGCCCGGCACATGGACGCTCATCTTAATGAGCTCATCACAGGCGAATACGACCATGTGGGAAAAGCAGTTATATATGGTGACACAGACTCGTGTTATTTCTCCGCATGGCCGGTCCTCAAGAAAGAAGTTGAAGAAGGCCGGATGGCATGGTCGAAAGAAACTTGTATTCAACTGTATGACAGCCTTGCTGAACAGGTCAACCAAAGTTTCCCTGGCTTCATGGAACAGGCTTTCCATTGTCCACGGGACATGGGTGAACTGATCAAGTGTGGTCGTGAAACTGTGGCAGATCGTGGCTTGTTTATTACCAAGAAGCGTTATGCTGTCAACGCCATTGATATCGAAGGCAAACGACTGGATGTCAACGGCGCAGTTGGCAAGACCAAGGCCACAGGACTTGATCTAAAACGATCAGACACCCCCAAAGTAATTCAAGACTTCTTGTTAGAAATTCTAAATAAACTACTTGCTGGTGCAGGTCGAGATGAGATTGTGGAACGTATTCGTGAATTCAAGTATGAGTTCAAAGAACGTTCGGGCTGGGAAAAAGGATCGCCCAAGCGTGTGAACAACTTGACCAAGTACCAAGCAGAAGAAACTCGATTGGGCAAAGCAAACATGCCAGGTCATGTGCGGGCCGCAATTAACTGGAACAACATGCGCAAGATGAACAGCGACAACTACTCAATGGCCATTGTTGATGGTATGAAAACCATTGTGTGTAAACTCAAGTCAAATGCTCTGGGGTGGACCAGCATTGGCTATCCTACAGATGAACAACGACTGCCCACATGGTTTACTGAGTTGCCGTTTGATGATTCGGAGATGGAAGCCACTGTGGTGGACGGCAAGGTTGATAACTTGTTGGGTGTGCTGGACTGGGATCTAGCATCAGCAACCAACACAGAAAATACATTTACTAGTTTATTTGATTTCGAATGAAACTCAGCGATATTGTTGCACGTTTAAATTTACTTGATTCGCTTGATGTTGCGACTGAATGTGATATTGCCACGGGTACGTTAAGCCACATTGCACACGTGGTGACTGAACATGCTGATCCATATCAAACTGCCAAAGATAACATAGTAAAAACACACAATGAATTGATCAACAACATTGCAAAATTTTCTGCACAAGTTGAATCTCTAAAAAAAGAATTAAGATCAGAAATCAAACAGCATGAACAAGAATATTTGGTTAATAGTTTACGTGTGTACCAAGAAGAAATGATTTACGATACCGTAGATGTTATTCTAAATAGACGTATGAGAATTGACAACGAGGATGATATTGTATTAAGAACACGTCTTAAAAATTTAACTGATTGGCGAATACCTGGTATGATCATAAGACCAGGAGTGGAAACATATATTGAAGATATGGTGCCGTTGGATCCGCTGTATGTAGTTGATCACGATCCGGAACTGATGAGACCAGCAATCAGCAAGTTCACACCAGAATATCAACGCAGATTGCGTGAGTATGTGATTGACGACTGGGCAGATGGACCTATTTTAAATAAATTCCCTGATAATCAGTTTGGTGCAATATTTGCCTATCACTATTTCAATCACAAACCGATTCCAATCATACACAAATTTTTAGAAGAATTCTATAAAAAATTACGTCCCGGCGGTGGAGTTATTATGACCTACAACAATTGTGATCTTGCCAATGGCGTAGAACGTTCTGAACGAGTCTGGATGTTGTACACTCCACGTAAACTGATTGAACAACACGCTATCAATATTGGATTTGAGTTGATCGATGCTTATGACGGCAAAGGCGAGGTCAGTTGGTTAGAATTTAAAAAGCCCGGCGATTTGACCAGCCTACGAGGCGGGCAGACTCTAGCCAAAATAGTTGCAAATTCGCAATAAACCCTGTATACTTTAAACTTAGGAGAAACTTATGAGAGATTACTTGTTAGACTTGGTAGAACACACTTACGACCTTGGTTGTATTGATTTGGTTAAAATTGTTGGTGACACCAGCAAGACTGAAATTGTTGGCTTGGCAGAAGATCTGAGTGTGGTCATTCGCGGCAACTTTCACAACCCCACAGCAGACTTTGTGGGCACATTTGGCATGCCTAACCTGGGCAAACTAAAGACTTTGTTGAACTTGCAAGAGTACAAGGAAGATGCCAAACTTGCCATTACCAAAGGCTCAACAGGTGAGCCAGATGGCATTAATTTTGAAAACAAAATTGGCGACTTTAAAAACAACTATCGTTTTATGACATCGGGTGTAGTAAGTGAGAAGTTAAAGACTGCCAAGATTCGCCCTGTGACATGGCACATTGAGTTTGAACCAACCAATGCGGCTATTCAACGAATGAAGTGGCAAATGAGCGCCAATGCCGAGGAGGCAAACTTCCAGGCCAAAACTGAAAACGGTGATCTTAAGTTTTTCTTTGGCGATCACTCAACACACTCAGGTAACTTTGTGTTCCATCCAGGTGTTAGTGGTCAATTGAAACGTGCATGGTCATGGCCTGCCAAACAGTTTGTGAGCATCATGGACTTGACTGGTGACAAGAAAGTACGCATCAGCGATGATGGTGCCGCAGAAATCACAGTTGATTCCGGCCTAGCAGTTTATCAATATCTATTACCAGCACAAAGCAAATAATGACTGACCCTGTTGTTCAAGACAACTTAACTGCCAAGCAAAATGACTACGCTGTGTTCCTTCCGGCCATCAGCGGATTCTATGCTACATTCGTAGGCAAACAAAGGAATGAACCATATGTGGATCCAGCACGACTGCCTCAGGGCATTACGGATATGGAGCAACTTAACTGGCTCAACTCTAATAAGGCCTTGTTTCCTTATCGGTGGTCACTGTACTCAGGAGGCCATGCTAACCTCGATCTTGCAAAACAAGACTGGTCTGAAGACATGGTCCGTAATCGTGAGGCCGGATCTTTCATACTTGGTGACTCAGGAGGTTTCCAGATTGCCAAGGGTCTTTGGGAAGGTGATTGGAAAGCCAACTCAGGTTGTCCTAAAGCCCAAAAGAAACGAAGTCTAATCTTGAACTGGCTGGACAATGTGGCCGACTATGGCATGATCTTGGATATCCCAACTTGGGTTATTCACGACAAGAAAGCATCCGCGGCATGCCAGATCACCACACTACAAGAAGCAGTGGACGCCACCAAGTTCAACAATGACTACTTCATGAAACACCGCAAAGGTGTGGCAAATGGTGGTGCCAAGTTCTTGAACGTGCTACAAGGTGACAATCATACTTCAGCGGATCAATGGTATGAGACTATGAAGGAATACTGCGATCCTGCCAAGTATCCAGACACACACTTTGACGGTTGGTCCATGGGTGGACAGAACATGTGTGATGTACACCTGGTGCTTCGCAGACTGGTAGCACTACGCTATGACAATTTACTTCAAGAGGGCAAACACGATTGGATGCACTTCTTGGGAACCTCCAAACTGGAGTGGGCTGTTTTATTAACTGTAATCCAAAGGGCCGTAAGAAAATATGTCAATCCGCAATTCACCATCTCGTTTGACTGCGCCAGTCCGTTCCTTGCAACAGCAAACGGACAGGTCTACTTTGAAAATGTCTTTGAACACGATAGCAAATGGTCGTATCGCATGGCTCCTTCAGCCGACGACAAAAAGTATTCCACAGACACACGCAAGTGGGGAACAGGCGTAGTAGCAGATGGCATCTATCCACGCTGGGAAGATAGCCCACTAAGTGACTTGTTGAAGATGAAAGATATTTGTATCTACAAGCCCGGCGATCTAAATAAGATTGGCAAAGAAGGCAAGACATCCTGGGACAGTTTCTCATATGCTTTGCTCATGGGGCATAATGTTTGGATGCACTTGACCGCAGTACAAGAAGCCAACAGACGTTTTGATGCAGGAGAGTATCCTGCTATGATGCGTCGTAGCACCGGAGACTATGCCCGGTTTGAAGACATTGTGGAAGCAATCTTTGCGGCACCAGATCGAGAGACTGCCGACGCTATCGTCGAAGAGTATGACACATATTGGATGGAGATTGTGGGCACACGAGGGTTCAAAGGCAAGAAGACCAAGAATGCCCGCACTCAATTTAATGCATTGTTTGAATTCGAAGAAACTGAGACTATACAACCAACCGATGATAGTGTACAATTAGACACATCAGCATTAGATCAATTAGAACATGAACAGACCTGAACATGAAAACGTCGACTTCTTTGTAGGTACAGAAGTAGAACGCACTCCAGCCTTTGGCCGACGCACTTTGTTTGTGGTTGGCGTCCAACCAACAGTGGAAATACTCAGCAGATTCCTTGGCAACGAATGCGAGCATATCTTTTTTGGTGCCAATCACAGTTTCCATCCTGACAACAGGCTAGCGTGGCAACGCTGGGAAAGTATGATTGAACCATTCCTTCAAGACGGATACTTGTGTAGCCTGGACATTCCAATCACTCATGTGGATGAGTTCCATGATGGTCCGTTATGTGACTATAGAAACTTTGTGCCGCAAATTCGAGTAAGCCTACCCTATACAAAGTTGTGGAATTATAATACAATGTTAAAAATAGATGACAAGGACTTTGCCGCTACCAACCCTGGTGTTTGGTGTCACAGTCTGCATGGCCTAATGAGCCGCGAAACATTTACTTCGTGGGATGACTACAAGCAGGATCAAAAATTATGAACCAACGAGATCAAGCACTAACGGAACAACGTTCTAGAATCATGGGCCAAGCAGAACGTAAAATCTGGGTCACATTCCGCAAAGAAGGAATACATTGCTATCCTGCGGCTGCCACTGATCCTGCTCTGGCCACCGGTGACGAGTATGATGTGAGTTTCCTTGGCTCACCACATCGTCACATATTCCACTTTAGAGTATGGATTGATGTGTTACACAACGATAGAGACATTGAGTTTATCCAGTTCAAACGCTGGTTAGAAAATTTGTACAAGGACGGCATCCTACAACTTGATCACAAGAGTTGTGAAATGATGGCCGATGACTTGTACGCAGAAATTGCTGGTCGATATCCTGACCGTGCAGTGTGGATTGAGGTAGCCGAAGACGGTGAGAACGGTGCCTTGATCAAGTATGAACTTTCTCGCCCTAGTCTGTCAATTAAAATTTAAGGAAATCAAATGGCCAAGCCATCACTCAAATCCAACCCACGTGTCGCTGAGATCTTTAATGATCTAGAAGTGTTCCTGGAGTTCTGTCAGGACTATGGGTATCGTTACAACGAGTCGGACCTGTATAACTTCAAGAGTTATGCATGGCAACAGTTCAACAAGTGGCATGCGGGCAAAAACGCCAAGAACATGTGGAACGAAGACTCACGTCGCTTTGCAGGATTTCGCCTATGAGGAAACTGTACTACATGGGCTTGGAAAGCTACGAAGCCCGTTACACACTACAATTAACAGAGTGGAACCGGCGTGTGTTTGACCGCCGAGGTCTTGACGTCGTGTATGTTCCCGGCACTACAATCGACAACACACAAGCAATCTCAGTAGGACAAGTACTAGACGCACACGGTCGCAGTTATTTTGCCATGAGCCAGATGATGAACTTGGTTCAGTTGATGAAGAACGGTGATGTAACTGCGGCAGATGTAATCTACTTTGAAGACATGTTCCAACCTGGCATTGAGTCGTTGCCTTATATCATGGATCAGATTCCTGCAGAACAACGCCCGCAGGTATGGGTACGCTGTTTGGCACAGGCCATTGATCCTGATGACTTTGTGCATGTCTGGGGCATGGCAGGATGGATGAGCACATATGAAAAAATGGTCAATCACTTTGTTACAGGGGTTCTTGCTACCAATGAAGAGATGGTCGCACACATGCGCATTGCTGGGTGGACTGCTCCGATCTACAACATTTCCGGCCTTGCATTTGGAAAAGCAGAAGTTCTTGAACGCATTGGCGGCACAGAGAACATCAAATCGTTTGATAGCCGTCCCCGGAGGGTGGGTTTTGCAGCTCGATTCGATCAAGAGAAGCAACCTGGCTTCTTTATGGATCTTATTGAAATGTATGGCGAACTCACCAGCGAGCCATGTGAGTTTGCAATATACAGTGGCGGACCTTTGCGATCCAACAATCCTGAGTTTGTGGAAAGAGCACGTCGTATGGAGGCAGAAGGCAAGCTCAAAATCTACGATAACATAAGCAAGAATGAATACTACGCCCATCTTAATGATACTCGTGTTCTCTTTAATTGTGCTTTGCAAGATTGGGTCAGCAACACTGTCAGTGAGGCTGATACTCTGGGTTGTAATGTGCTTTACCCTGCTTATCGCAGTTTCCCCGAAACCTTTGCTAATGACCCTAACCGGCTTTATGTACCCTGGAGCATAGACGATGCCTATCACAAAATGCGTAATCTTTTGCAGACTCCTCATCACAACATGGGCCTTATTAGTGATTGGAATAATGGGACTGTTGATCGGGTTATTGATATTATTACCGGTCAGGGTACTCAGTGGGATCGTTCGGGCACTCGCTACCGGGATCATGTACCGCATGAAAAATACCAAGTTGTAAAGATTGAAAAATGATTGTAGTAACCGGTGCCGCAGGATACATTGGCGGACAAATCGCATTGAAACTAGCCGATGCAGGTCAACAGGTACTTGGCATTGATCTTAGACTTCCGCATAGTGGACTAACTTCGGCATTCGCAGACTTTGTGCAAGGCGACTTTGCCGACGAAACAGCATTGAGCAAGATAATCGAAGCACAACCTGGCGCTATCATTCATTGTGCTGGCACAAGTTTAGTGGGCCCTAGCGTAATGCATCCATCTGATTACTACAAAAATAATGTGGCCAAGACCATGGCCTTGTTGGATATTGTGCGTCATGCTTTACCTCGAACTAGATTTATATTCAGTTCTTCGGCGGCTGTGTACGGTGAACCTATTATGAATCCGTGTCACGAAGTAGATCCATGTGAGCCAATCTCTCCGTATGGGGAAAGTAAACGCATGGTGGAACAAATCCTAGAGAGTTATCACAAGGCTTACGGATTAGACTATGTGGCATTCCGTTACTTCAATGCCTGTGGTGCTGATCCAAAAGGTAGACATGGACAAGAGGCAGGTGCCACACACCTGATTGCTCGATATTTAGAAGCCACACGAGATGACGGCAACTTTAACGTATACGGCGACAATTATCCCACAGACGATGGTACATGTGTGCGTGACTATGTACACGTGGATGACATTGCTAATGCACATATTTTGGCGTTGAACCCCACAATCAAATCTGGTGTGTATAATCTTGCGGGCGGCGAAGGAACCAGTGTCAAACAAATAATGGAACAAGCCAGAACTATTGTTGGCAAGATGCCTTATGTTAGTGTAGGTCCTAACCGTGCTGGAGACCCTGCCATGCTCACTGCCAGTTCGGAAAAGTTTGACCGTGCAATTGGTATGCCATGGCGCAGTTACAATCTAACCGATGTGCTTCGTCACACATGGTCTTGGTATGTTCGATAAGATTTTAAAGTTCGAACAAGAACTAGCAGAGTTTACAGGAGCACCATATGCTGTCATGACCGATTGTTGTACACACGCAATCGAATTGTGCTTGCGGTACGATCAGGTTCAGGAATGTGAGTTTACTCCTTACACTTACCTAAGTATTCCCATGCTCATGCACAAGTTAGGCATCCAATATCAGTATTCGGATCATGCTTGGCAACGTTGGGTGGGTGAGTATCCTTTTGTAAACACAAGAATTTGGGACAGTGCAAGACGGTTAGAACGTAACATGTATCGTGCTGGAATCATGCAATGTTTGAGTTTTGGGCATGACAAGCCTTTACATGTAGGTCGTGGTGGTGCTATAATACTAGATGACAAGACAGCATATGATGCAATAATTCGCATGAGGTATGATGGTCGCGATCTAAATATCTCACCCTGGATCGCACAACAAGAATTTCGAGTCGGATATCACTATAAACCCACACCAGAAGAAGCCATGCGTGGTTTGGTGTTGCTGGAAGGTATTAAAGAACATTGTCCTGAACCTCGACATGTTGATTATGCAGATTTAAGAACTATCACTATCAAGGAATAACATGACAGAACCAGTATCAGTAAATAACATTGATGACAAAGGCTACCAAGAAGCATATCTAGCAGATGCTATTCGTTTCAAGATGAAACGTGACAACAAACGTTTCTGGGCCGGGGACAACATCAGTGACTACGTGGATGAACAAACCAAAGTGCAACTGATCAACGAAGCCACTGTGGCATTTGAACGAGTGTTAGACACATTATTGATTGATAGAGAAAATGACCCAAACTCACAAGGTACGGCTCGCCGGTTGGCAAAGATGTACTTCAACGAAATTATGGCTGGTAGGTATGAGGAATCGCCTAATGCAACGGCTTTCCCAAATGACACAGCAGGAGCATACGAAGGTATGTTGGTGGTGCGTAGCGAGCTTAAGAGCATGTGTAGCCACCATCATCAACCTGTTACGGGTGTTGCTTATATTGGAATCATTGCTGGCGCCAAACTCATTGGTCTTTCGAAGTACACCAGGATCGCACAATGGTGTGCCCGACGCGGAACTCTTCAAGAAGAGCTCTGCATGGACATCGCTCGTGAGATCGAGTTCGCAACTGGATCCCGAGATGTTGCCGTTTATATTCAGGCTACCCACGGATGTTGCGAGAATCGTGGTATTATGGCTCACAGTAGTCTTACCCAAACTACCGTACTCCATGGAGCATTTAAAACAGACCAAAGTGTGAAGAAGGAATTCTTTGACAATATCAAACTACAACAGGACTTTGCACCACGATGATTAGTTATGCAACCTTAAAAGCCGCCCAGGATGGCAAAGTAGCACCTTGGACTAATACGGTACCTGAAATGAGCAACACTCATATCGCTGTGTTTCGTGATGCTTATCCTGTGGCAGAAGGTCACCTGTTGTTTGTGCCACGTGCCAACACTGACGAATCTATTGTGGTGGCCATGGGCATGGCTTTGCTGACTGGTCGTCAAATGGTGCAGAACAATCAATGCGATGCGTTCAACATTGGTTTGAATGCAGGAGTAGCCGCAGGACAGACAGTGATGTACCCACACGTACACTTGATACCAAGAATGCACGGAGACACTGCTGATCCTGTTGGTGGTGTACGAGGTGTCATACCCGGACAGGCCAACTACAAAACTGACACCTATCAACAACCTGAATAGATAATAAATATTCAGCGGTCTTGGACATCATTCCCGCTTTACAAACTCTGCTGTCTATGCTATAATTTAACATAGGAGAAACAGCATGACAACATCAAATCCCGTAGTTTACAAGTACACCAGTACCAAAGAGTACCACGACGCATTTCCATGTGCGTACAGACAGTGGAGGAGCGATAGCCATTGTAATTTGATACATGGATATTCATTTAGCATGAAGTTCTATTTCGGAACTAACGAACTGGATGTGCGTAACTGGGCCGCCGACTACGGTGGACTCAAAGAACTAAAGAAGACCTTAGAAGACCAATTTGACCATACACTTATTGTGGCACAGGATGATCCAGAGATGGAAACATTCAAGTTACTACAAGAGCGGAATATGGCCAAGGTTGTAGTACTACCCCGTCTAGGTTGCGAAGGACTCAGCGACATGCTATACAAGTATGTTAATGGTGTTTACATTCCAGAGATGTGGGGGCCAGGCGAAGCGGCTCGTTTATGGTGTTATCGTGTGGAAGTACGTGAGACACAGGCCAACATGGCGTTCCGTGAAGGACATCGTGAATGGAATGAGGACTTGTTTGTTTGATTAAATATTGAGTGATTAAACAAACCATAAGTTTCGTACAACCCAACTTTCAACAAGGTCCCAAAGAATTTAATGCTTACTATCTGCCTTACTCGGCAGGAGTAGTTTTAGGCTATGCTTTGGGTTTTGAACACATAAATTCAAAGTGGGAAATTGATCAGTTGATCTGGCGGAGAGATCCTATTGAGGATCTGGCCACAAAACTGGCCAAAAATAATATTGTGGCATTTAGTACCTATGTATGGAATCATAGGTACAATTATGCATTGGCTCGTCGCATAAAAGAAATCAATCCTCGGGTAACAATAATAGTCGGCGGGCCTGAGCCAGCCATTGAAGATCCAGGCTTGTTTGAAAAGGAACCTTTCATAGATCTAGTGATCAAGATGGAAGGTGAGATTACTTTTAAACGCATACTCGAAGACTTTGACACAGACTACACACACATACCGGGACTGTTGATCAACACGCCCACCGGATTGATCAACACCGGTGACTGTGCCAGAATTGATAATCTGGACCAAATACCTAGTCCATATCTTTCAGGCATGTTTGATCAAATCATCAAGGACAACCCCGAAGTGATTTGGAATGCTACACTAGAAACCAATCGTGGTTGTCCTTATCAGTGTACCTTTTGCGACTGGGGCAGTCTTACCTACAGTAAAGTGAAAAAATTTGATCTTACTAGAGTATATCACGAACTAGAATGGATTGGTGCCAACTGTGGGTTTGTTACCATCACTGACGCTAACTTTGGCATGTTTATAGAACGCGACAATATGATTGTGGACAAGTTGATTGAAGTACAAAAGAAATATGAAAAACTAACATCGTTCTCAATGACCTGGGCCAAGAATCAAAAGAACGAAGTAGTGGACATTGTCAAGAAACTCATACACGAAAGTCCAAACTTTGGTCAAGGGCTCACGGTGAGTGTACAGAGCATGGATCATGATGTGTTGGAAAATGTCAAACGTAGAAATCTTGACCAACACAAAATTGATGAAATTTTTGATCTGTGCGATCGCAACAACATTCCTGTGTATACAGAACTGATACTGGGACTGCCTGGCGAAACTGTTGAATCATGGAAGGGAGCATTTTGGAAAATTTTCCGCGCTGGCAATCACACTGGCATCAATATCTTGCAGGCACAGTTGTTGGAAAATGCCGAAATGAATCTATTACAAAAACGCTTGTGGCAGTTAGAGGCTGTGCCAGTACACGATTACATGAGCGGCAGTTACAATGATGCGGAGTTGAGCGAGTGTGTGGATGTGGTTATCAGTACCAAGGACATTTCTAAACAACAGATGCTAGACACACTGGTTTGGAACAGTTTTATCCAGACATTTCACATCAATGGTCTGACCACGTACATTGCCAGATATTTGGAAAAAGCACATCAAATTGATTATAGCGAATTCTATGATAATTTATATGTCTGGGTTCAGCACGATCCTTGGTTTCAAACACAGTTCAATGACACACGAAATTACTTTGCAAACTGGGCAAGCCACGGCTCTATTAGTCATCCGCCAATTGGCAACGTCCAGGTATTTGGATGGAATTTAGTGCATCGCACTACTCTATACATACAACAACAAGATCGCCTAAATTATGTGTTTGATTTGGTTGACACCTTTGTAAAAAATCATTATAATATCAACAAAGACATATTAGATCAACTCATGCAGTTTCAAAGAAATTACGTGGTTGACTATCGCAATCTTAAATACCTGCCTATACAGCAAAATTTTGATTATGATTTTCTTGGCTATATTCAAGACAACACTCAACTTGAAAAACCATGTATGTGTGTTTTTGAAAGCACAGAGGATCATAATATGAGCCTAGAACATTTTCTTGAAAATATGTATTTTGCCAGGAAAAGAAATTTTGGAAAAACAAACATCACTCGAAGTTATGAATAACACACACGAATACAGCATAGCAGTTTTACTGCCCACTCGTAGCCGGACCGATGCACTCACTGCCAGTGTGACCAGCATTGTAGATCTAGCCAATGACATTTCCCGTATACAATTGGTGTTTGGATTTGACGATGATGACAAAATAGGACTAGCACATTTTACCAAGGTGATACAACCCATGTTAGACAAGCATGGAGTATCTTACGAAGCACAGTCTTTTAAAAGTATGGGCTATGCTGGACTCAATCGATACTACAATCATTTGGCAAAATCAACGTCGGCAGACTGGCTGTTTGTATGGAATGATGATGCTGTGATGGAAACTCAGGGATGGGACTCGGTAATTGAACAATACACAGGCGAATTCAAACTGTTAAAAGTTCACACGCACAATGACCATCCCTACAGCATTTTTCCTATAATGCCACGAGCATGGTATGACCTAATGAATCATCTCAGCCGTCATCAAATGATCGATGCTGAACTAAGTCAACTGGCTTTCTTGCTGGATATTATGCAAGTGATTGAGATTGATGTCACACACAATCAAGTTGAGTTAACCAAAGATGCAACTGACCCTCTCAAACCCAAGGTACGTTTTGAAGGTAACCCTGCCAATCCGCATGATTTCCATAATCCTCAAACTAGTGCGCAACGCTATCAAGATTGTGATACCATTGCTGAATACATGCGTACAATTGGGTTAGATGCCACTTGGTGGGAAAGTGTCAAGAGTGGTAAAAATTACCCCTGGGAAAAATTAATTGCTCTAGATGTCAACAAACAGATGAGTCAATTTGTAATGCAACTCGACGAGCATGGGCAAGTATTGTCCTATGACAAAGACCAAAAAAGCGAAGATTTCAGGATATCCCTTGCAAAATAATATAACCGTCAGCAAACTGGTCACTGAGTGTGTGATTTCAAAAAATCCAGTTACAAAAATACTTGACTTTGGACAGCATGCTTACGCTGATACATTTATCCGACCAGATCAATTGAATCTCAGTGAGCCTGTTTTTCCTTTGCAGGTATATCTCAATGCCAACTCAGGTAGTATACAACTGGGCTATGTGAGTTCGGCCACGGATCGTTACAATCTCTACAGTTACAGTTACACTTCCAGCAATAGTCAAACAGCCAGAAATCACTGGGACAGGTATGCTCAAACAATCAAAAGCCGTAGACACACCGGACTGGTAGTAGAAATTGGCAGCAATGATGGTTATCTTGTGAGTCAATTTGATCATGCAGTAGGTGTAGACTCCAGTGCAGAAATGTGTGCATTGTCCCAAGCAAAGGGTGTTGAAACAATAAACACTTTGTTCGACGATGCCACTGCTGATGCAATAAAACACAAACACGGCACAGCAAGTGTGATCATTGCCAACAATGTGTTTAACCATGCCAACGATCCTGTGACATTTGCACAAAGCGTGGCCCGACTACTGTCCAACACAGGAGAATTTGTGTTTGAAGTACCGTATTGGCTCAGCATGATTGAATCAGGAAGATTCACAGACATGGTATATCACGAGCATCCTACATACTTCACTGTGAAGATGGCATGGAACTTGTTGAAAGCCGCGGGACTAGAGATCACTGACTTTGATGTGGTTGATTATCATGGCGGAAGCCTACGAATGTTTGCTCGTCTTGACACTGGTGCTGATATGCCTGTTAAAATTCAAGACGCCATAGTCAAAGAAACCCAAACAGGTTTGTTTGATCCTGCATTTTATCAAAACTTACAACTGAAATTTGAGCAAGTCAAGGTTGATTGGTTAGCCTCTTTTTATCAATTACTCAGCGAAGATTCCGAAGCAGTAGTCATAGGAGTGGGTGCGGCAGCCAAGGCCAACACATGGTTAAAATGGCACGGGCTTGACAGTACCGTTATTCATTGTATCACTGATGCCAGCGAACACAAGCAAGGCAAGTACACACCATTCACTAGAATTCCAATTCAGGCAGACGAAGAATTTGCTCGCCATAAGCGGCCATATGCATTGATATTGAGTTGGAACATTGGCGAAGGTCTTCGCAGAGCCATATCGAATATCAATCCTAACACAAGGTTTATTTCACAATGAAAACATACAACATCTATGCTGACCACGGAGTAAAAGGTCTTGAATCTTTTACTGATGATCGAGGCAGTATCACGGACATATTTTATATGTCCAACATGAATCACGGTTGCATTATTACCAATCAACCAGGTGCTGTGCGTGGCAATCATTATCACAAGTTTACCACACAATACACTTACATATTGTCCGGCACGTTGACCTACTACAGTCGAAGTATAGGCGGCGATGAACCCGCAGATGTTTTCAATGCTGTGGCCGGTGACATGATCATCAGTGCGCCACTTGAGATCCATGCCATGCGATCCGGTAGTGATGGGTGTGTCTTTATTGCATTTGCAGAAGGTCCAAGGGGCGGAGCAGACTATGAGTCTGATACCTATCGAGTAGATGATATTACTCAATGACGAAAACTGTGGTGATCTTTGGAGCGTACGGTGGCATCGGTAGTGCCACTGCAAAATTGTTTGCAGATCAAGGGTACCGTGTTATTCCAGTGGGCAGTGATCAATTGGATTTTGAAAGCGCCAACAGTCATTATGATGTTGCTAAATTACTGAATCAAGCACAAGCCGATGTTGTGGTTAATAGTGCTGGAGTGTTTGTCAATGGATATGTCAATACCCATCATGCCACTATGAACGTGAACTTTGGTAGCAACTGGTCAATCATAAGTTATTTCATGGCACTCAAAGGCCTAAGTAAGACCACAAGAATCATCATGGTTGGCAGTAGCAGTTATACTAGTGGTCGACAGTTGTATCCGTTGTACAGCGCCAGCAAGGCGGCCTTGTACAACTTGTGGGAATCAGCAAGAGATTACTTTGGTGGTTCAGAGATTGTGGTTGATTTGATCAATCCAGTACGAACACGTACCAAGATGGCCAGCGTAGGCAAATCATTTGATCCCACGTTGGATTACCTGGAACCAGATCAAGTGGCTGATGAAATTTTTAAACTGGTTGAATCTGATTTGCCCAGTACATGTGTAGATATGACTTTTAAGGATGAGATATGAAAATAGGAATTATTGGAAAAGGTACAGTAGGCAAAGCCGTGTATGAAGGCTTGGAATATCTTGGACACAACATGTGTTTCTTTGATCCGGCTTACGAAGGTAGCCAGTTGGCAGATGTACTAGATGCCGAGTGTGTATTTCTCAGTGTACCAACCAACCAAGCAGCCAACGGTGATTGTGATACCAGCATTGTTGAACGAGTAATCGAAGAGTTGAACCAACATCAATATTCAGGACTAGTAGCAATCAAAAGCACAGTGGTACCCGGTACTAGCCGACGTCTAAGTGACTCTTACCCTAATTTAAAAATCTGTAGTGTGCCTGAATTTTTACGGGCTAAGACTGCTCTAGCAGACTTTGTGTACAATCATGACTTGTTGATTATCGGTAGTGATCGTGAACAAGACTTTGAATTGATCAAGAAAATCCATGGACACTTCCCAAAGACAGTGGCTTGTGTGAGTCCTACTGAAGCAGAAGTAGTCAAGTACTTTAACAATGTACATCATGCCATGAGCGTGACCTTTGCCAATATCACATATGATGTGTGTAAAAAATTAGGTGCCGATTATAAGAATGTGTATGATGCAATCACTCGTAGAGAATGTATCAATCCAAACTATCTAATGGCCAATGATAACATGCGTGGATATGGCGGACACTGTTTGCCCAAAGATACCAGTGCATGGAACAACTTGATCAAGAATCTTGATCTACCTTACACTTTGATTCAAAGTGTAATTGACGACAATCAGAAAGTAAGCAAATGAAAATATTAGTAACAGGTGCCAGTGGGCTATTGGGTACAGAAATCTGCAGACAACTAAAAACAGTTGCGGGCAATGAAGTTTGGGCAATTGACAATCACAGCCGCAGTTCAACTATCCCACCTTGTGATCAGTTTTTAACAATTGATCTAAATGACCAAACCGCGATTGCTCAACTGCCCCGAGACTTTGATTACATCTATCACTATGGTGCTATCAATGGTACCAAGAATTTTTACGAACGACCCAATCAGGTGTTAACAAACAATTTTGTTTGTGACCTAAATATGTTTGAGTATGCTAGCGAAATTGCAAATCTTAAAAAAATTGTATATGCCAGCAGTAGCGAGATTGTTAGTGATGATCCTGTGAGTCCAGTGCCTGAACACTTAGACATTGCTATCCGAGACATTCACAACGCTCGTTGGAGTTATAGACTGGCCAAAGTGTGCAGTGAAAACTATTTGGCCAACAGCAAACTGCCGTATGTTATGTTGCGTTACTTCAACGTGTACGGTGAGAACAGCAAGGCCGGACACTTCTTGGCTGATCAAATAGCCAAGATCAAAGAAGGCCGTTTTGAGTGTTTTGGTGCCAATGAGACCAGAAGTTTCTGTCATGTGGAAGATGCTATTAGGGCAAGTATCTACTGCGCTGAAACACAGACTCGTGAACTGATCAACATTGGTAACGATAGAGAAATCACCATCATGGATGCGGCTCAAATTATTGCATCGGCTATGGGACATGATAATCCCTCTTGGACCACCACACCAGGCAAGCCCGGAAGCACTGCCAGTCGCAGACCCGATATCAGCAAACTACGAAGCATCATGCCAGATTATGTGCCCATGAGTTTTGAGTCGGGTGTGCAAAAATCAATTGGATAAACTGGCAAATTCACCACTTGCAAAACACCCGCAGTTTCATGTATAATGTACAATGAGTAACAAAGGATGTAGATGTCTAGAATTAAAATAGCAGAATTATTTTATTCGATCCAAGGTGAAGGTCGATACATGGGTGTACCAAGTGTGTTCTTGAGAACATTTGGTTGCAATTTTAAATGTGCAGGATTTGGTATGCCACGTGGTGAAGTAAGCCACGAAGCAACTGATCTTGCGGCTACACATACAATGGTCAAGGCTTTTGAGAAGTATCAAGAACTTCCGCTTGTGAGTACCGGTTGCGATAGTTATGCGTCATGGCATCCAGACTTTAAAGATCTAAGTCCCATGATGGATAGTAATGGAATTGTGGATCACATCATGGAGATACTGCCACATCGGCGTTGGGAAGATGAGCATCTTGTGATCACAGGTGGTGAACCATTGCTGGGTTGGCAACGTGCTTATCCAGACTTGTTGGATCATGACAGTATGCATGGTCTTAAAGAAATTACGTTCGAAACAAATGGTACTCAAAAACTTACGCCAGAGTTCAAAGAATATCTACAGCGTTGGCGGGCACAACGTGAAATCACATTCAGTGTCAGTGCCAAACTTCCCGGTTCAGGCGAGCGGTGGGAAGAGGCCATTGTTCCAGAAGTGGTATGCGAATACGAGCAAGTTGGGTATACTTACTTGAAACTGGTGGTAGCGACAGAACAGGATCTAGCAGATGCAGAACAAGCAGTGTTGGAATATCGCACAGCAGGGTTTACTGGTCCTGTGTATGTCATGCCTGTTGGTGGTGTTGAGCGGGTGTATACTCTTAACAATCGTGCAGTGGCAGAAATGGCCATGCGAAAAGGCTGGCGCTACAGTGATAGACTACAAGTGCCACTCTTCAAGAACGAATGGGGAACCTGATGGGAATATTTGATCGCTTTCGCAAAAAGCCTGAGCCGGTTCCAAAAGTCCGAGCTGAACCCAAACCTCGTGCGCCAGAGAAGACTGAAAAAGAACTAGCCACAGAAAAAAACGAACCTTATGTGAGTATTGTTCGCATGGATATTGATCCCAACAACTTGCATCAAGGTGCATTTGAACTAGACTGGAACGAAATCTTTGTGGCACGACTGGTCAAGGCCGGTTACATGATGAAACCCGATGATGCGGATGCAGATATAGTGGATCGTTGGTTCCAAAATATTTGCCGACACGTGGTCATGGAAACCTGGGAACAAGAGCAGGCCATGAACAAGTACAGCAGTCAATATGTAAACTCTAGAGACATAGGTGGCGGAAGAACAGAGGTATCATGATATTCAATCACATTAAAGAACTCAAAGCCGAGGGCAAAAAAATCGGTATCACATTCAGTCAATTTGACATGCTACACGCAGGGCATATCGCTATGTTAGCCGAAGCCAAAAATCATTGCGACTACTTGATTGCAGGATTACAAACTGATGCAAGTATTGATCGCCCGGGCATTAAAAATCCTCCTGTTCAAAGTATTGTAGAACGTCAAATACAATTAGGTGCTTGCCGTTTTGTAGACGAGATTGTTGTATACACCACAGAACAAGATCTAGTAGATTTAATTCTTACATTACCAATTGACGTGCGTATACTAGGAAGCGAATACGAAGACACCAACTTCACCGGACGCAGTGAAGGGCAGGCCATGCAAATTGAACATGTATTCAACAGCAGAGATCATTCGTTCTCCAGTTCAAGTCTACGCAAACGTGTGGTTGCCGCCGAAACTGAAAAAGTCCTGCTACGAAAATGATCTTGTATGTAAACGGCTGTAGTCATACCGCGGCCGCCGAGGCCGCTGTGCCACATGCATGGGCTGTGGATGATAGGCAATACTGGGACAAAGGCACAGAAGCACACCCTGCAAATTTGGCAGTTAGTTATGGTAAACACATTGCTGATGCATTGGATGCAACACTAATCTGTCAAGCAAGTTCTGGCGGCAGTAACGATCGTACTATTCGCACCACAATGGAGTGGATTGAAAACAATCGTGACATGTTAGCCAATACGTTTATGATTCTACAGTGGACTACTTGGGAGAGAGAAGAGTGGCTTCATAAAGGTACTTGGTATCAAGTTAATGCCAGTGGAATAGACAGCGTTCCAGATGATTTACAAGACCGCTATAAAAATTATGTTGTAAACATAAATTGGTCGGTTAAAACTCCCGAAGCACATGACAAAATTTGGACCATGCACCAGTACCTCAAAGGCTTGGGTGTACGTCATTTGTTCTTTAGCGGACACAGCACCTTTAGTGATATCTACAATCACCACGATTGGGGCAAAAATTATATGCACCCGTATATTCGGGAAGAATCCTATCATAATTGGCTAAAAAACAACGGTGGAACCTATGCAAATGCGGCAAGTTACCATTTTGATGCCAAAAGTCATAGACTTTGGGCCGAACATGTGTTACAATACATCAACGATAACAACTTAATTGAACACAATGAAATACGTACTGATTGACACTGCCAACATGTTTTTTCGTGCCAGGCACGGAGCATTTAGGGCCGCAGACTCTTGGACCAAATTGGGCTTTGCCCTGCACGTGACCTTGATGGCAGTGAACAAAATGGTCAAGAGATTTGAAGCAGATCATGTGGTATTCGCACTGGAAGGGCGCTCGTGGCGCAAGGATTATTACAAACCCTACAAAGCAAATCGTGCTGTGGCCCGGGGCAAAATGACCGAAGCAGAAGCAGAAGAAGATAAACTTTTCTGGGAGACGTATGACGAACTGACTAAATACTTGGCTACGAAAACTAATTGTAGCGTTATCCGATGTGCCACTGCTGAAGCAGATGATATCATAGCACGTTGGATCTCTTTACACCCCCAAGACCAACACGTTGTTATCAGTTCAGATTCTGACTTTGTGCAATTACTCGCACCCAATGTCACGCAATACAATGGCATTGCTGATGAACTGTTAACACTGGAGGGCATATTTGATGCTAAAGGTAAGCACGTCAATGATAAGAAAACTAAACAGCCAAAAACCATCCCGGATCCAGCCTGGTTGTTATTTGAGAAGTGCATGCGTGGTGACTCCTCAGACAACGTATTCAGTGCGTATCCTGGAGTACGTGAGAAAGGCACAAAGAATAAAGTTGGTCTCCGTGAGGCCTTTGGAGACCGAGACAAGCGCGGATACAATTGGAACAACATGATGTTGCAACGTTGGACCGACCCGGATGGGGTCGAACATCGTGTGCTAGATGACTATGAACGCAATCGCACACTCATTGATCTCACAGCACAACCAGACAACATCAAGAACACTATAGACACAGCCATCCGTGAGCAGATAAGTCACCGAGACGTGGGGCAAGTGGGTGTGAGATTTATGCAATTCTGCGGCAAGTACGAATTGAACAAATGTAGCGATGCGGCCGAACAATTTGGTCGCTGGCTCAACGAAACATATAAAGGAGTGCTAGATGATATTAGCCAAACCAGTGGTGGACAATCAGTATTACATACTCAAGAAGGATGATCGCAAGATTGGCCAACTTGAAGTAAAAGAGAACGGTAACTGTACAATAAAAATTCTTGACAGTGTAATCAGTTACAAAACAATCAAGATGGCTCGAGAGGCGGTTAACATCCAATTTGAGCCGGCAGAAACAGCAACCCCATTGCCACCAAACATGGTTTATGGACATGAAGTCGCGGGAGATGTGTTTAATCCGTTGTGGGACGTGAAACACCGATTGCCACTGTTCACTAGAGAAGACAAATCTAAGTCGTGGTTTGCCGCTGGTTGGTACCGGGTCAAACAACATCGCAAGTGGAAAGCAGTACAGCACCCTAAACTTATTACCTTGGAGCGTTATGCATATCAAGGTCCCTTTCAAACCAAGGAACAAGCAAGTGACAAATCCGTTTCGTGATCAAGAAAAATTCATGCGAGCCTGCGAACAAACCGTGGGCGACTTTAACGAACAACAATATCAACTGTATTGTAATCTCATCAGTGAAGAATTCAATGAACTAATAGCCAGTACGACCAAAGTAGACGATCTCGACGCATTGATTGACATCCTGGTTGTGACCGTTGGTGCCATACACAGTCTTGGTGTAGATGCCGAAGGTGCCTGGAAAGAAGTCATGAGCACTAACTTTGCCAAAATTGATAAACAAACAGGTCGAGTACGCAAACGTGAAGATGGCAAGGTACTCAAGCCCGCTGGTTGGACTCCACCCAACCTAGAACCTTTTGTGTCATGAGTATACACATCAATAGATTTGTAGACAGCATCAAAGCACATGAATCACGCGGTCAGCGTGATTTTGCTATGACCATGCGAGAAGCCAAAGATTTACATAGTGATATTACAAAACTATTACTGACACTGGAGTCCTTGCATACCCGAAATACACAGCCAAAAGAAGAAACTGTTACGGTAGAATTGAGCGGTGGCAGTTTCAAAACCACGTAGTTATTGGGATAAATAAACTACGGAGATAATCATGTCGAGACCCAAACCAAATGTGTTGATTGAACACACTGACAAAGCAACTTACAAGACCGAACAAGTGTTGGCTTCCGAAGGAGTGTGGGCGGTGTTTTTTGATACCAAACCAATCAACTTGAAGACCTCCAACATGCTCACACAGTACCCCGGCCCCAAGTACAAGAAGGTTTCATTCTCCAATCCCGGTCATGCCAAGAACCTAGCACGTAAACTCAACACACAATTCAAGACCGACAAGTTCACAGTCGTGCTCTTGACGCAGGGGGCGCAAGTATACCCCGATGTCAAATAAAAAACAACTCACTCAACAACTGCTAAATCAACTGCCAGTAGATGACCGGCTTGGCGTTGAACTAGCACTCAAAGCATGGTGGCAAGATCCACGTGACGATGGTGGATTGAGATTGAGCATCTCTGGCTATGATGCTTTTAGATTTTTGTCCATCGAACAATATGAATTTGATTTTACAAAAGTGTTGAGTCCTAGTTTGCTTATGACCTTGAATCGAAAACTGGATTGTCCCTACTATCTCAAGGCGGGTAAAACTCCCAAACTAATCATATTCGGCAGTCAGCAGGCCATCATGTACGCCATGTATGGCGACTTGGAAAAGTTTTTACGCTATCTTGATCGTACATAAAATGTAACCCAAAGTATTACTTTTGTAACCCTGAAAAAGTAATACTTTTGTAGTAGTTGATTTCGGTTGACCAAAAAAGCAATTTCGGTTATAATACATGTATGGAACTTAAAAAGCAATCACGCAAAAAACGAGTGGACCGTACACACATTGTTTACTTCATCCAAATTGGTTTGGAGTACTACATTGGTGTTACAGCAAAAACTCAACGCACAATCACCATGAGCCTGCGCTCACGCATCAACAAGCACATTTATCGCTCACGCACAGAAGACAAATCTTGGCGCCTGTACGAAGCAATTCGTGCCGCTGGTGAGTCGGCTGTGAACTTTGCGATTGTTGACATTGTACGTGGCAAGACCCAGGCACACACACTAGAGCGTGAACTAATACGAAAGTATACACCTGCTCTCAACACAGATGTGCGTACAAAAGCGGTTGACCAATAATTACCGATTTGTTATAATACTTGTATAGAAACTAAAAAGGAGCCCTCCATGACAGTAACAGTAAACGGTGTCAAAGTAGACACAATTGTGGCCGAAGCCAAGTCAGCCGCTCGCGAAGCCGCTGAACGTTTCTTCCAAGAAAAACTTGGCGGACGAGATCAGTTTGCCTGTGGCTTTGCCTGGGTTGACATCTTTGGTGTTCGAGGCAATACCAAACTTGGTAAGGCACTGAAAGAAGCAGGCGTAAGCAAGAGTCACACCGGTGCCTTCCAAATTTGGAACCCAGCAGACATGTACGTGCAAAACGTAGACACCCTGGAGGCAGGTGCCCAAGCGGCGGCTGATGTGTTCAAGCGATACGGATTCACAGCCTACGCTGGTAGCCGTTTAGATTAAGGAAACGTCATGATTGAAATGTTCTTATTCCTGGCCATTACCTTTGTGATCAAAGTTTGGTTCATCAACCGATACATGTAAAGAGAAACATATGAGACTATCACCACTTGACGAGCGTATGAACGCAGACATTGACGCATTGATTGCCAAATTAGAAGCGGCAAAGGCTTCACGCACCTATCTACAACGTGCCAGCCTTGTGGGCCGAGTAGCCGAGCAGTGCCAAAGTTATGAATTTTACTGGGAAGATAGACTTCACAGTTTGATGGACTAACCATGTACGAACTAATCTTTACATTTTTGGTTGTGGCCAAGTCCGGGCTTCCGGGCTTTCACATAGAGCGCATGAGTCAGTTTCGTGACGTAGCGGACTGCGAAAAGACCCGGACTTCCATGGTCACATACATGGATCAATTGGTACGTGAACAAAAAATGTTCCCAGGCGTGTTTGAATGCAGAAAGGTACAGCAATGAACAAAGAAATTACACTAACACCTGCGGGTGGCCGATTCTATCGTGCCATGGCGTTTCATTGGTTCACCGTGGCTGTGCTAATGCCACCCCTGGCCACAGCCATGATTGCGGCCATACTAAATCCGTTTTGGTTTCGTGACTCAATGTTTAATTTTGTAGAACGCCGGATCAACGAATTCACACGCTGGCGCAACAATGTAAAATACCGTATCTATCTTGGATGTGACCCTGTGGTATGGCATACCCTCCGAGGCGACTTGAAATGAACAAACTAATCCGCGATGGTCGGGTGGCTGTACTAGTATCGCCAGGCTATGGTGCAGGCTGGAGTTCGTGGAATCCTGACACCGAAGAATTATTGTTTGACTCTGCTATAGTAGAATTGGTCGAACATAATAAATGGGAAGAACTAGACGTATATGTCAAACTCAAATACCCAGGTATCTATGATGGTGGCATGAGAGATTTAGAAATAGAGTGGCTTCCTGTGGGCACGGAATTCATCATAAAAGAACACGACGGTGCAGAGACTATTGAAATAAAATCAGACATAATTTGGTACCGGGCTTGACATATACGTAAGCATAAGTAACTGGTATGGAAAAAAGAATAATTCCAATCCAGACTGTTCAAGCGCCTGATCCCCGGCCACAAAATCTAGGACAAGACCCCCATGTGATTCTTACTGAAATGTACATGGCAGAAAATCGTCCTAGATTAGAAAGCCGCAAGCAAAAGAACTTGACTGAGGTTGTACAGCACACAGATGCCACACGCCAAAATCGTGTGGCTCTTGTTGTTGCGCCCGAGTGGACACAACTAGCACCACCTTACGGTATTGCTAGAATGAGCGCATTGTCCAAGCACGGGGGATGGCCCACACGAGTTTGGGATATCAACATCTTGACCAAACATGAGGCTGGAGTGCCAGAATTATGGACAGCATACGAAGATTGGAAGTGGATTGAGCCAAACTACAGTCAGAATGTACATCCTATTATTGAGCCAACCCTACGAAAATACATGGCACAGGTTATAGAATGGGCACCCACAGTAATTGGTTTTAGCACATGGTATACCAATGACACATGTACCATGTGGATGGCACAAGAATTTAAAAGACTTATCCCGGGTGTGATTATCATTATCGGTGGTGCCAATGCCACTCAATTAAAAATGACTCATTCAACCTCGATTGACTATGTGGTCAGCGGCGAGGGCGAATTGTGGTTTGTACGTATACTTGAAAACTTAGAAAATCCCACAGAGGAAATTCCACAACTTTGTGTGCAAAGTAAAGATCAAAAAATAGATCTTGATTCAATGCCGCCTGCTGACTATTCTGACATGGATATCAGTTTATACGATGGCCAAGGAATCAGTTGTGAATTCAGTCGTGGCTGCACTAGCAATTGTGTGTACTGCAATGAAACAGTGTTTTGGAAATACCGTTCAAGACAGGCCAGTCGAGTGTTAGAGGAAATTGAAATTGTGTACCGACAGCAAAATGCAAAATCAGTATGGTTTATTGACAGTTTACTAAATGGCAATTTGCGTGAATTGGAATCATTTGCACTAGGGTTAATTGATAGAGAAATTAAAATCAAATGGCAAGGATATGCTCGCATTGATGGTAGAATGGATCGAGACTTTTGGGGACTGCTACAAAAAGCAGGTGCTAGTGGGTTTGCATTTGGTGTTGAATCTGGGTCACAACGAGTGTTGGATCTTATGAAAAAGAATTGCAAGGTTGAGTGGATTGAACAAAACTTTCAAGATCTAAATGACAACAAATTGAGAAATAATTTTGCCACATGGTTCACTGGTTTTCCTGGGGAAGAATTAACCGATGTAGCACAAACCATGACCATGATATGGCGATTACGTATATCAGGCATGGGCGGACTGAGTTCCGGCACATGCGGCCTTGGGCACAACACACCTTTGGAACTAGAACGCGAACGGTTTGGGGTCCGACCCGAAGGTCAAGACTGGTGTTATGGCTGGGCTACTACCGACGGCAAAAATACCGGATTCACTAGATTTATTCGTTGGAAAACGACCAATATCTTGATAGAACAATTTAGATTACACAACACACCACCGTGGTTAAAACCTGTCAAACAATATCCTACGTTAGAAAATCACTATAGTATAGAATATGATCCTGCCAACTGGCTTGATCCTATACCCTGGGAAAAAGACTTTGATTATTACGTAATCAAGGACGACATCAATCCCATTGCCAATCACCTGGTGAATGAGATATGGCCATTCTTGCGTGTGACTTGGCTGGCCATGGGTGCTTATCAATTTCATCTAGAATTTGATCCCGAACTAGACCTAGAAGAATTTGGTTATCTTCGTTATCCACGCGGCGGTGATCATAAATTATGGGCAAGGTATGATTTTGAAATCAATGCCTCTGGCGTATGGTCAGCAGATTTTGATATAAGAATGCAAGGTGAACCATGGCAAGGGGTACCAACTGATTTTCACTTAGAATGGAAACAAAGTGGCCAATGGGACCGTCCCCGGGCTTGACAAAAACTTAGCAATATTATATAATAAGAATCCATAAAACATGAAAGGCCGTATATGGAATTCTTACCGGTATTAGAACTGATCGATCGACTCTGCATTGCCAGAGTAAAACATGCTCGTACTCAAGGTGCAAATCAAGTTGAACTTGATTGGTACGAGGACAAGTTCCGCCAACTCCCCCAAAGTGTAGAACTGGATGCAGATATTCAAGCAATGACTGACATCCACCATGCCATCTGGGATCTGGAGTGGCAACTGAAATCTGGAGTGGAGCAGATGTTGAGCCTACAAGAGATTGGTCGTAGAGCAATTGCCATTCGCGATTTCAACAACAAGCGGATCGCTTACAAAAACTCCATTGCCACTATCTTGGGGCATCCTGTGCGGGAAATCAAACAGGACCACTTGGCAGATGGCACTGTTGACACTAAATAGGTAAAAGCACTGGACTTTGATAAATAAAAGCATTGGAGTCCAGTGCTTTATGATATGCCTACATTGCTCGAAAGAGTTTACAAGTAAAATTGGTTATTCTAACCATGTCCGCAGATGCCCGAAAAATCCAGATAGGATACATGAAGGATTAACGGACGCAGGCAGAGAACGTATTCGTCAGTCTACTATTGCTCAAAACAAAAAACAATGGAACGACCCTGAGTTTAGAATCAAGCATCAAGAATCAATGAAACGTGCTGTGCAGGAGAACCCAGAATCGTATAGTTCATCAAATAGAGGCAGGACCAAACAAATAATAGTTGACGGAATAACACTACAAGGGCAGTGGGAAGTTGATTTTTATATGTGGGCAAAAGAAGCCGGACTGAATCCACAAAGACCGTCAAAGGCATTCAGATATGTTTGGAATGGTGATAGGTGGTATCATCCAGATTTTTACATTGAGTCTAAGGACTTATATGTTGAAGTCAAAGGATATGAAACGGATAGAGATCGATCAAAGTGGTCGCAATTTTCTGAAAAGTTGTGTATAATCAAAGAAAAAGAAATAAAGCAAATCCGTGAAGGTTGTTTTGTGGGACTTTAGCATAGAGGTAGTGCCGAGAACTCATAATTCTTAAGGGACTGGTTCGAATCCAGTAGGTCCCACAAAGCAACTTGCACCATTCGCTGGCGTTCGTTCAACGGATAGGACATCTTTCTTCTAAAGAGATAATAGTGGTTCGATTCCACTACGCCGGACCAAATACTATGACCAAAATAAATTCCAGTCCCGAACGTCATACCTTTCAAGAACAAAGTTACATCGACCGATGCCGGGAAGAAGGTAACAATCCCAGCGAGGATTACTTGAATATGTTCAAGTCTCGGCGTGAGCAGGATCAAGAACGCATGGCCGATCCTGCCTGGCAAAAAAACAACATGGAATACGACTTGCGCAGTACCCCGTGGATCTGTGACAAAGTCAAGAGCAATAAAACTTACGCTCAGAACTTGTATGCGGCCATGTGTAACATGGAGTTTGTGAAAAACGAGGTCTGGCCTTTGCTCAAGGATCAACGCTGGAGTGCCAGTTGGCGCTATGCAGGCGGCATTGTGGCTGACATGCGCGAATCGGGCGACTACATTGAGTGGTACTGCTCGGGCATACAGGGTGAGCCTGATGAGGACTGGGTAGATCTAGGGCATGTGCCCGAAGGCACTGTAACGGATCAAATACGCGAGGATTTGTTCCGATTGGGATGGATTCCAAAAGATTCGAATGATGTTTGATAAATAATTGTACAAAACCCCCTAGGAGATATACATGTCAAAACCCCGTAAAATCAGATGGCTTATTGCACATCAGCCACAAGAGTTATTTGTGCGTACCGCTCGAGCATTCAGCGAAGAACTCAATAAAACTTGTGCCGGTGAACTAGAAGTTGAAATTTTAACCTATCCAGAATATCGCGAAAAATATCGTTCTATTCCCAACCTAGAAATCCTTGATCAAGCCGATGTTGACATTGACGCCGCTATCAAGAGTTTTTGGCAAGCACTGTTCGATAGTGAAATAGAAATGAGCCAAATCCAAGTTGGACAAGTTGGAGAATTATACTCTGATTTCCATGCTCTGGACATGCCATTTATATTTGACAATCACGATCATGTGAGCGAAACATTAGAAGGCCCAATAGGTCAAGAACTGTGCTACAACCTGGGACAGAAGTCAGGTGTGACTGGATTGGCATTTACCTATTCCGGCGGCTATCGTGTGATTGGCAGTGACGAACCTATCCTAACTTTGGATGAGTTGAAAAACAAACGCATTGTTGTTCAAAACCCAATCACACTAGGCACCACTATTGAAAGCATGGGCGGAAAAGCAATTCCGATAAAACCATGCCTTTGGAACAAATACGACTTGATAGGCAAAGGTGAAGCCGATGCTGTGGAAACGACCTATCTACGATTCAACGGCAAACATGTGCTCAAAACCAATCATTCCATGTTCATGACCACTATTGTGGTCAGCAACAAGTTTTGGGATTCATTGACTGACCAACAACAGCAAGCATTTAGTCAGGCTGCACTGGTGGCATCACGCAAAGAGCGTGAATGGAGCATTCAAGATGGTGAAACATTCGAAGCCAATGCCGTTAAGAATGGTATTACCATTACTGAAATCTCTAAGCAAGACACTGAGGCATTAAAGCACAAGTCTCAAATGACTTATGTCAAAACCAAATATTTCTTCACACCTGATTTAGTAAAACGCATTAGACAAACTCGACACTAAAAAAAGCGGCTTCGGCCGCTTTCTTATAAATATTTCTGTAACGCCAGCAACAGGCTGACGTCGGTATTTCCAGTGACGCCTGGGGTAGTAACCCTTTTACTGACATAACTATGCTCAGAACGCCGCACCGTATGTAGACCTCCTACTAGCAATTGTGTATAATAGACTTTTAGGAGAAACCATGATCAAAAAATTCACACAATTCATTTTTGCTTTGGCATTTTCGGCCACAGTATTTGCCGGAGACCCAATCACTATTGTTGTTCCAACACCGCCAGGTGGTGCAATTGATATCACTGCACGTAGTTTATCAAAGGCATTGATGAACAAGGGACATGACAACGTGGTGGTATATCACCCCGGTGCCAACGGAGACATTGCTCTGAACATTGCTGTGGAAAAACGAGACAATATTATATTTGTTGCAAGTTCTGCAAACTTTGTATTTTCCAATGTGTTGCTCAATAGAGAAAACATCTATGCCACAAAAACACAACTGCTAGGACCATCTGTTACCAACCCAATGGTTTTTATCACTCCCGAATCTGGTGAAGTCAAAACGTTCCGAGAACTGATTGAATCAGCAAAGAAAAAAGAAACTGTGTGTGGTGTCAGCAACAGCCACGGTGAAATCGAACTCAAACAAATCAACTCCACCTACGGCACTAAATTTGTACCAGTGCCCTACAAAGGAACAGGCCAGATGATTCCGGACATTGTGGGTGGTCATACTCCCTGTGGCTACGATCAGATTGCGGCGTACACTGGATTAGAAGGCAAAGTAAAATTCCTTGCATCCAGCAAGGCTGTGCGTAGTGACATTCCTGCCATGAGTACTGTGTTGCCAAAATATCAATTTGAGACTTGGTATGCCACAGCAATTCCCAACAACAGCAATTTGTTGAAGAATGCAGAATTGATCAGCATTATCAAAACATGGAACCAGGATGCAGAACTGACCAAACCTCTTACAGAAAGAAGTTTTGTAGTGGTCAAAGCAGATGCTGACTTGAATGCCAGGGCCGTCAAAGAAACTGAATACTACAGAGATCAACTTAAAAAATAACATGGTATCATATCAAGTAAACGGGCAACATTACAACAATGTGTTTCTAGCCCTGCGAGATTGCTGGAAAAACAATCACGAACTTAAATTTTACTGTTATGACTATGAGTTTGATCAATTTGATTGGACTCTGGAACCCGAAGCATCGCTAGACTTCTTGATGACGCAACATGCTCTTGCCTTGCGTGAGAAATATGAGCGACTGATTCTGTTATGGAGTGGCGGCACTGACAGTCATACTATCTACAACATTTTTAAACGTAACAATATTCACATTGACGAACTGATCATCAAGGCCGGAGAAGATTCAGAAATGTTTCCCGAGCGCAATGTATACTGGATCCAAAATAATCACTGGGATCCAACCACAATCATCACACGCTACGATGATCACGACACTGACCTGCGACTGATTGATTTGCCCGACGAAGACTGGGTATGGAAGAACAAAGGCGACCTACTCAAATACGGCAACACAAGTTCTGCAGATGCTGTGAAATTTCTGTGCGAAAAAAATCACGCCGGGCACACATGGAAAGCCATAGGTGGCTACGAAAAACCCAGACTGATCTATCGTGACGGTGCTTGGTATCATAGACAACTCAGCATGGTGCTACAACCTACAATGGGCCATGATTATATTGAACATTTTTTCTTTGAGCCATTGATTGCAATCAAACAAGCACACATGGTCAAACGTGCGGTTAAAAACATCATTAAACAAACTGCACAACCGTTGTACAGTAATGACTGGGCTGAGTCCAAATGGGACAAAGATCCTGCAGGATACCGTGCCTGGGCCACTGCTTGCGGAAGACACGACGAAGTTTATATCGGAGTCAGCCACACACAAAAAATTGGCAACGAATCTTTTGATCAACTGCAACTACAGGTACACGGTGACTGGCGCAATGTACACAGTTCTGATCGACATCTGCTTCATGACTTGTCCGACAACAATCCGGCAGCGGTAAACTATCTCAAAGGATTTCATAATTTGACCAGTGAGTTTGGATTTACCAATTGGTTACGGGACAACGGCTGGTTTAGATCTGGCGACATGCGTTTTAGCAGTTTGAAATTTACATGGTCAAAGGAGTACTGTATCGGTCCATGACCAGTGGATTTTTAACTACTGGGCTATAAATACAGTAGTTAGGATTTTGCCATGAGCCGGACTCTGATCTGGGTGTTGAGTTTTAGTGTCTTAGGACCGGTGCCTGAGTATGGCGAACAGGCCAAGTTCAAAACTCAGGCAGAATGCGAGCAAGCCCGAGTTCAAAAACGTGAAGAATTCCGGGCACAAAACAAACAGATTGTGGCCGCATGTCATGTGAGTACCAAATAGGTTGACAAACAACCTGTATAAATATATACTGTAAGTTATTGCTGTATGAAGCCGATAAAAATGGATTCAAGACCCGGGGGCAGTGCCCGGCATCTCCACCTAAGTGTATGAGGTATATTTAGGTGGGGATGACACAGGATCGATTGGGTCAGGAGTATTGAAGTGGACAGCACGACAGCGATAGTCGTAAAAACTAAACAAAAGTAACCGCTAACGACTCACAGTTCGCATTGGCCGCTTGATTGTAGCCTAGGGTTTTGATAGGTTTTCCTCGTAACAGAATAAACCTATCTCCTATTTTCAACTTCTCATGGCAACGCATTACAAATACCTAGGTAATATCCGCAATATTCCTCCACATTCGGAGTGGAACGAATTTTTAAGTCACGGTCAAACTATTGCACAAAGTATTCCCAGTTTACAGGAAGCAAAACACATCAGCCGTCTGGCAGTGGCAGATCAGTTGACTCGAGAACTAGGGTACAAAGACACTGATATTGGTACTATTGTGGGTGAGTCAGCAGATCCCAAAGACTTTGATAGATGGTTGGTCACCGATACTGCCGTGATAGAACGTATCGGTGATTTGATCGGCTATCGCAAGCCCAGTGGTCGAGTACAAACACTTGTACCAGGTGCGTTGCAACCATTGCATATAGATGAACTGGGATACGGTTACATTGCTCCTGAAGAATCTAGTATACACAAGATTCAATTCAGTGAGGAGGAACTTGCGGCTTTTCAAAATGATAGACGCACTGCCAGTCGTGTGTTAATATTGCTCACTGACTGGCGCTGGGGACAAGGTATTATTTTTGGAGACGAAATTTACACTCACTGGCGGACCGGAGATGTTGTGCATTGGGATTGGCCCACAGGTGCTCACAGCACTTTCAACGCTGGATACTGGCACAGGGCTCTGTTGCGATTGAGTGGTTTAGTCACAGATCGGTTCAAAGAACTGGCTGAATCCAGCGTACCTTTTGAATTGGATTACAATCAATTATGAAAAAACTTTTACTCTCATTATTACTTGTGGCTTCTGCTCATGCGGCAGAACCATTGAAAATTATTGTTACCTATGCGGCCGGGGGCAACACTGACCTTGCGGCACGTGTGTATGCCAAGGAATTGGCACGCCAGGGCGTTGAGGCTATAGTAGTCAACAAACCTGGCGCCGAAGGCCTAGTTGGCATGCAGGAGTTGATGGCTGCCAAGCCCGACGGCAACACTGTGATGTATACCGGTAGCAGTGCAGTGGTTTACAATTCTGCCAGTAACCCCGCGGCCCACGAAATCATGACAAAGATTGTGCCACTCATGCGTGGTGCCACAAACGGCCAGATGCTAGTCAGTCGCAAAGACTCCGACATCCGCACAGTCGAGCAACTGAAGTCTGCATTGAAAACACGCACTGTGGCTGTGGGCAACAATGGCGCTATTACCAGAATTGCACTTGAAGAATTGCTGGGCAACAATCCCAATCTCATCATGGTGAACTACAACGGTGACAATGCGGCCATGTTGGCATTGATGAACAAGAGTATCGAAGTTACCACTGTTACTTTCTTGTTGGAGGATCGAGTTGCCACTGGAGAACTAAACGGCCTGGCAGTGCTAACCCCAAAGGGACGTAATGGTATAAAAAGTCTTGTGGAACTTGGGTACAATATCAGCCAAGAAGGCTGGACTGGGTTCTGGGCGCCACCGGGAACCCCCAAAGACACACGTGATCGCTTGTACAACATGCTAGAAAGTGCTAGAGCCAACGAAGAAGTGCAAAAACAAATTCTCACTGTGGTACATGCTGGAGTTCCCCGAAAACAAACACCCGATGAGTTTGCACGTGATATTGAGCGTGAGTATCAACAGGTAGTAAAACTATTGACTAAGAAATGAGCAAAGTAACACAGTTTGTGTAAACCCTTTGACGGGCTACGGCGTTGTATATGTATGTCAAGGAGACATTATGCAACATGCTATCAAATGTGACAGTTGGGATAAACCAGGCAAAAATGAGGTTGTAAGATTCATGCCCACCATGTGGATCAGAATCAAAGACTGCCCAGACTGTGATCGCAAACGAATTACGGCTTGTCGAGATCCTGCTTGCAACCGAGCCAAAAAGCCTTGACTTTTATTCACTTGTCATATATAATACACTTATGAAACAAACAACTGCAATCATCACAACCCTTCGCTCAGAACATGAGTGGGATTGCCATTGGGGGCTTTGTCTGTAATACAAAAGTACTACTAACAAAGACCCTCCGCTTCGGAGGGTTTTCTTTTTTGTGCTAGACCATAAATTGAAACTCTGCTACAATAGAACTTAACAAAGCAACAAAGTCGATCGAGACTACTTGCAACAGATCATTAAAATATACAAAGAGGTTACCAGACCCGTTAGAGGCATTGGTAGAAGTGAATTGACACCGGCGGGTGTCCACTTGCTATCAGTCATGAAGTCGGCTCTCTACTGTAAAAAGTAGATCCAGAAAAGCGGCGGATCGTCTGGCAGTAATGACCGTGGTGACTTGGCCTCGCAAACCAAGCAGAACGAGATCCACAATGGTTCCTCAATGTAAAACTACATGCTCCGTTCGTCTATCGGTTAGGACACTCGCCTTTCACGCGGGTAAGGAGGGGTTCGATTCCCCCACGGAGTACCATTGTTTTTATAGTCAAGCATCGATAAGGTATCGTGTATGGACGCATACACTATTCGGGTCACAGCGGCCGGCGACTGATCCTGATATAACTGCATCGGCTTTGGAACGGAAGCACCGGACTCCTAAATTGGCATTCTCGGTGCTTGACTATAAAAATTTGGTCTTAAAGTGTTCATGGACGCACGACGGCTTGTCACGCCGTAAGAGTGGGGATCGTTACCCCCTAAGACCGCCAAGTTTGAGGCCACACCGCCTGGACACTTCCTCTTCGGAGCACTAGATCCTGCAACCGTGGCCTCTCCCCTACGTTCCAGCGTCACTGGATAGTCTGACCCAGACGATGAGAAGTGTGATGACACACACGGGTGGTTCTGAAACAGCAAAGTTTCACTGAGCAATCAGCGGTCCAACCTAACCGGCGTTAGCAATACGAGAACGGTCCCTGTCGGGAAGCGGGTGGAGGGTGTAAGTGATGAATAGACTAGTTGGGGCAACTTGACGAAATTTCTAATAC